CGAACAGCGACCAGCCGACCGAGCCGATCGTGATGGCAAGCGGGAAAATCCACGTTCCGATATGAAGGTCCACGGTCAGAAACTCCGGTTCTGGGGGTTGGGCGGAGAGGGAAGCGGCTCGGCTCATTGCAGCAGTCCCCATTCGATCATCGAGATGGCCTTGTCGCGCATCTTATGGCCGCCACCGCGCTCGTGCTGGACCTCGACCCTCAGGCCGGTCGGAATGTGGGTGACGCGGATCGCGTGCTTGCCATCGTTTAGGTGCAGCGAGCCCATATGCTCACGGGCTCGGAGCGTGACGCACTCGATCTCCAGATCTTCCGGCGGGATGCTCATGGTCTGTCTCCGGTGAATCAGGGGTGGCGCTTGCTGGTGCGTTCGGCATAGCGAGCGCGTTGCAGGGCGCGGTTCGCGATCATCTGACGCTCTATCCGGCGGCGCGACATCTCGTGTTCCAGCGCGTCAATCTCGGCGATGATCAACCGCTCTTCCTCGGTCAACCAGGCGCGCCAGCGGCTCTCTGTCTTCTCGTACACCATGCAGCGTGTTTCTCACGAAAATATCGTGAGCGCTAGTGTGATTTCTGTTGCATCCATTTCTCACGCATGTAGAGTGAGAACAACAGAGGCGGCGTCGGGCCGCGAGAGGATGAGACGATGTACGAGTTCTTCGAAGGTCGCGCTGCGTGGGCCATGGGCATCGCTCAAAACGCCGCGCCTTACAGCGACAACCGGCTTCGGTCTGAGTGGGTCGCTGGGTGGATTTCCGCCAGCCGCGACTACGCGCCCGCCGCCTAACCCCCAGAACCGGAGTTTCTGACATGGCCAGCGACGGTCGATTTCATGTCGAGGCATACATCAGCGGGACGCCCTACAAGGAGCGTCGGTTCGATCTTTTTGAAGAGGCGGCGGCATATCAGGCCGACCTTCACAGCGTTGGTCACTACTGCGCGCCTATCATCGATCGCGAAGAGCCTGGCGTCGCAGAGCGCCAAGGAACCCGCATCAACCATGCGCTGGCGTGTCCCGGCTCTCATCCGTGGGCGACTTGGCCTTACGAATGTTCGTGCGGTCAGGCTGTGGCGTCGTGAGGGACTACGACCTTCCGCCGCCCGACATTGAGGCCGCCGCGAAATTGATCGACCCAGACGCTTGGACGAGTAGCGACACCGAGGCGGAGGCATTCAGCTTCCGCTATCGCCGATACAAGGCTCGCGAAGATGCTGGTTGGACGAACAGCCACTGGCCTCGCCCCACCCCCACCCCGGCTTAGCCGCTAGAGGAATGAGAACGATGACGCCCGAAAGCACGTCGCTGAAATACTGACAGCGATGGATGCTGTGAAAGAGCGCTTCACTTGGCCCAAGGATGACAGCTTCGAAGCTGCCGGGGCCGCCCTGACAGCGCTTGAAGCGCAGCGTCGCCACCCATTGACGAACCGGGAACTTGCCGAGCACCATAAGGATTTCCGCCGCGCCATGGCCCCATGGACGAAAATGCTCATCGACCTGACCTACATGTATTCGCGGCCTATGGTGCTGCAAATGAAAAAGCCCGGCTCCACCGAAGCGGAACCGGGCTCGCTGTAGCTCAAGCCGCAAGGGCGGGCGATGCGTCCAGCTTTCACTAAACGCGTTGTGTAAGGCAAAAGCCGGTTTAGCTTACACATCGGCCGGCTCATATTGAAAAAGCGCCGAAACGCTAACATGAGACCGGCGGTCATTGGATCTCAGGCACGGGTATTTCTGCTTTGGCCGGCAGACAGTCCACCTTGATCGTGCCGTTGAAGTCGGCACCAAGCGCGCCGCCTGAGATGTTTCCAGCGTAGTGGCGTTCGCAGCCTTGCAGGTTCTCCAGCACCTTCGTTCCGGTCGTGCCGCAGGCGGTCAGGCCAAGGCAGGCGGCGGCGATGATCATGCGCTTCATGGGTAGTCCTTCCACGTCAGTTCAAAGTGAACGAGGTCTTTCAGGGTCTTCCAGTCACCTCCCCACGTGATCGGAATACCAAGCTCGGTGGATGCCGCCTTCATCGCCTTGGCAATCGCGGCGTAGTGCTTGCCGTCCCACGACAGTGCGCCATCGACCCAGGCCCCCAGGTCCACCGCGTGGCCCGTCAGGTGGCGAGAGCGCATCGTCTGGGACTTCCCGGCCTGGACATTCTTGCGTTGCTCCTCGACGGTTCTCAGGCCTTGGATGATCGTGAAGTCCTGCGAGGTCTTGGCGATGGCGAGATCGATGACCTTGCGCAGATCAGGATGGATGCCGATGAGGCGGCCCTTGGATCGCTGGCCTAGGGCATAGGTCATTGTGCACCTTCAGGATGGTCAGGACGCTGCGGGAAGGCCCAGCGAGTGGCGTCGCGGGCCAGGATGCCAAGAACGCCCGTCAGGGTGGCCACAAGCTCGCGGGACGTGTCCGGGATGGCGTGCCAGGTCAGGGAGCCAATGCAGAGGACGAGCGCGCCAATGATCAGGGCTGCGAGGGCGAAGCGAAGGGAGCGATCCGAGAAGCGCGGCATCACCGTCTCGCCCTACCCTGCCCGGCCTCTAGTTGCAGATAGATCCGGTCAATGGACGTCTGCATGGCTGCTGTCCTCTCATCGAGGCGTGCGATCGTCTCGCCGGCCGACGCTGACGAAACCACCCTCGCCTCTACGGTCGAAACCCGCTGATCGAGCTTCGCACCCCACCAGATGATCCCGCCCGTCTGGACCAGGATCGTCAGGCCGAGGGCCGCAGCGCCCCACTCAACGCGCCGTTCGCCGCGCTTCATCTCCGATAGGATGGTAGGCTGCTCAGTCATGCGCTGCCTTGGTAGTGTTGGTTCAAGCCGTCCATTGGCTAGCTCCTGTTGACTCTAAAGCTTCTCTCGGCGCTCAGTGCGGAGCCTCGCGAGGCCCGCCGAGTCCATTTCGGTGGAGGTCCCGGAGGGCGTTACAGCGCCTTTCGGGACCAGTGGGGAACTATACTGGCCGCAACATCAGCTCGGCCTGTTGACGAGCACACAGCGAATAGCCCGGAGAATTGCCGTGAACGGTGTCGGCCATCAGCCCACGAGCATCCGCCGTCGCGAAGTCGATGAAGGAACGCGTCCGGTCGATGAAGGCGACGCCATTGGTGATCGCCAGATCATAGAGGGCAGCAACATAGGCTTGCTGGTTGGCTACGGTGTTCTTGGAGGTCGACGAGGGGATGGGGCCGACCAGAACGACAGAACCCGAGACCAGGGCCTTGGTGATAACGATCTGAATGTTCGCCATAGCGACAGCGATCGACTCCTGCGGCACTCCGCCAGAGGCGGTCCAGGAGTTGATAAGGCAGTTGATGAACGTCAGGTCCGGAGCGACCACCGAGATGGCATTCCCTGAACTGTAAGCGTTGGTCGTGTTGGCGATGTCAGCAGTTAGGCCGCCTGCCCATCCCGCATTATAAATTTCCACGGCCGGGATGGTGCTGTCGAACATCGCGACCGCATCCATGTAGACCGTGCCGCCAGTCGAACGCTGAATGTTCAGCGTGTGCGACGTACCGCGCGTGAAGGTGACGGTAGTCTTGATCAGCGCCGTTGCGCCGTTTTCATCGATTGTGGCGAGGGTCGATCCTCCGTCCACATTGACCGTGAATGTGCCGGAGCTGGCGCTTTGCAGCGAATAGATATCCGCGCTGTCGGTATTGTCGGCGACGGTGAACGCCAGGGTCCCAGTATTCGGGCTGGCGCACTGCCATGACGGACCGCCTAGAGAATATCCACCCACGCCAGACGTGAACCACCCGGTACCGCGAACTAGCCGAGGATCATAGCCCGCCGTCAGTTGAAGCTGATTGCTACCCCAGAACGAGTTGACCTGGGCGGGAACACCAGCAGCACGAAGCATCGCCGCCACCTTGGTGGGGACGGACAAAGACCGAAGGGCCACGCCCGCCGCGCCAGCCCCCGTTCCCGCGTCCGTGCTGTCGCCCATGAACAGCACCTTGGCGCGGGCGGTTCCGGCTTCTACCTTGGCCAGCGCCGCTTGCCACTTTGCCATGGAGCCAAGCGGAACAAGCTGACCGTTAAGCGCCCTTACGGTCGCCCCTCCAGCAGCAGAGATACCAGCAGAGGTGTTGGCGCGAGCCGCTAGGCCGCGCGCGACGGAATCAACAGGCATGATGGGATCTCTTGTCTTGTCGCGCGGCTAGGCCAGCACGACGCCAATCACATGGACATCGCAAGTCGCGGCCGAGCCGTGAGCGACGCCCAATTTTGCGTTGAGGGTGGCGCTGGTCAGGCGACCGTTGAGAACGGTGAGGCCAAGGGTCTTGGCCGCCGACGTGAGGCCTTGGACGAGGCCGGCCGTTACGACAGTTGTTCCGCCGCCACTTGCACCCGTGTAGATCCCCACCGTCGCCAGCGATGCCGCCAGCGTGGTCGAGACATTGGAAAGCACCAAGTCTGTGACGATGTAGTCGGTGAAGGCGAAGGCTGGGGTCAACGCCTGATCGGCCGTCGAGTTGAGATTCAGGCCGGTCTTGGAGAACAGCGCCCGCGCCTGACCAGAACCAGGGTGGATGTGATCCTCCAGCGCGAACCGGCCTGACTGCGCACCCTTGTCGGCAACCCCGTCAGCAGACGGGTTTTGCGTGGCGGCGCGCGGCATGGTCCTTATGGCTGTGCCGGCCAGGCTTCGCGCAATGCTGTCGAACGGCATCTGTCGCGCCTATTGCGAGATGCGATAGGTGACGGTGCCCGAGGTGTAGGCCGTGCAGTTGAGCCGGTAGACGACGCCGGGCTCTGGCTCTTCGGCGGTCTCTGACAGGTTGATGCTGTTGTAGGACCAGGTGTAGAGCTGTGTTCCGCCAGCGTAGACCTTGTGCCAGGTAGTTCCGCTGTTGTACGAGCGCTCCAGTTCCACTGTGGCCACGGCAGTGCCGCTCAGGAAGATGTTGAATTCTCCCCACGCCATCACCCGCATGACGGGCTTGAACGACGAAGATTGGCCGGCCGCCGCGAAGGTGCCGGAAACAGGTTGGGTCATGGTTCGCCCCTATGGTGCGCGCAAAAGAAAACCCCGCCCGATCGGCGGGGCTGAATTTGAAGGGTTAGGCAGCGTATCCGACCGCAAGCAGATCTGAGGCTGTGCCAGATGTGCGAGAGGTCCAGGTGATGCCGTTCGGGCTGGTGATCAGCGCTCCGCTCGCACCAACGGCGATGAACTTCTCGCCGTCCCAGGTGACGCCGTTCAGATCGACGGCAACACCGCTGGTTCGGGCCGTCCACGAAGACAAATCGACCGACGTTTCGATCGCGCCAGAAGCCTTGACCGACACATAGGCAAAGCCGCTGTAGGCGAGATCTCGCGGCGCTCCGATCATGGAAACGCCGCTCGCGGTCCAGCTAGAGCCATTCGCTGAGGTGATGATCGTGCCGCTGCTTACCGCCGCGACAAATTGCGAGCCAGACCAGACGATGCCGACGATATTATTGGCCGACAGCGGAGAGGTAGATGTCCAGGAAATTCCGTCAGACGAATACCACTGCTCTCCAAAGGTCCCGCCCGCGACGAAGCGACCGTTTGCAGCGCAGACGCCCAGCAATGAGGTGACCGATGTTGAACTTGTCGTCCAAGTGATGCCGTTCGCGGACCTGATAATCACGCCGACGCCAACCGCGACGAACAACGAACCAGACCAGACAACCCCCTTCAGGTTGCCCGACGTGCCGCTAGTGCGAGAGGTCCAGGTGATGCGATCTGTTGAGGTCTGAATGGTACCGCCGTCACCGACCATGACAAAGATCGACCCATTCGACGCGATGTCGTTTACCGCCGATGCGGAAACCGCAGAATGCGTCGTCCAGGTGATGCCGTCAGATGACTCGGTAACGATGCCGGCGGTGTTGCCCGAAGCGACAAGAAGCGATCCGCCGCCTCGTCCTAGCGGGGCTACAGCGAACGGGATCATGTGATTGACGACCGGCTAACCGGCCATAGGTAGAGGACGCCACCGCGAACGGCATACGGCACGATGTCGATCGAACCTGCCGCCGTTGAGAGTGTCGGCGTTCCGCCGATCTTGCCCACGCCAGAAGCCAACGTTAGCGTGCGCGAGCCGGTGCCGTCCTGAATGAACCAGATCAGTCCGTTGGTGCCGTTGACGAGGTTCGTCGGCGTGTTGAGCATCAACGCGCCGTTCAGCGTCCATTCGAAGTTCAGGCCAAGCGAGAAGTCCGGCGTGTAAGAGCCAGAGACGGTCGCGGTGACATTTGCCACGGCGTCGGAAAGGCCCTTGGCCGTCGTGTAGCGGAGGTCATTGGTCTTGGCGCGGATGTCAGCCGCCGAGGCCTTGTCAGCGCTTGAAAGCTCACCGGCAGGGCCGCGCGGACCGGCGAGTGTGACGTTCCAGTCGTCGTAGGACCCTGCCCCACCAACCACCGTGATATTGACCACGAAGTCGCCGTTGGTGATGTCGTAGGTCGTTACCTCACCGAACATGAAGGCGCTCGGCGTGCTGTTGCTGGCCAGGGTGATCGGCGTGCCGGTCAGGAATGACTTGGCGGTCTGGATAACCAGCGCCTTCGGGCCGGTGCCGATCGTCAGTTCCGTAGTCGAGACGCTGGAGAAGCCAGTGTTGGCCGAGATGACTTGATCGTAGATGTCCTCTGCCTGGTCGAGCAGGTTGTTCATCGTGTCCAGGAGCTGGACATCAACCGCCGTTGAGGCGCTAAGGTTGTCGTAGGACTGTGACTGGCTGTCGGGGGCCGCCGTGGTCCAGTTGACGCTGAAGAAGTCCGCCGTGTCGGCCCAGATCAGCGCGAACCGCCCCGCATCGTCCGAGACGATCGGAAACGGATGCGGGATGGTCAGCGCTTCATCGGTGTAGACGATGGCCGGCGTCGTGGTTTCATTGACGTACCAGCGCAGTTCGGCCGCGACGATCCCGCCAGACCGCGAGCGCGACGGTTGCGCGCCGGGGAAGATGAGCAAGCCGCTCGCCATGGGGACCTCATGAGAAAAGCCCGCGCGATTGCTCGCCGGGCGTGGTATTCATTGGGGATGCGGAAAGAAGACGAGTTCGATCGGCTCTATCGGAGCAGCTACGCGCTGCCCGGCGTGTTTATCTTCTGGGTCGCCGCCATCAGGGGTTGGCGGGCAACAGGGCGTTTCGCGGTTGGGCGTTGGCGTTCACTGCGCCAGCAGCGCGTGAAAGCCGCGCCGAAGCTTCTTGGTAAAGCGGGGCGAGCTTCGGATCTTTAGCCGCCATGTCGGCCAACTCGCGCAGGGCTTCTTTGGCCTGCTGACCAGAAATCCGCTCATCAAGAACGCGGTTGAAAACCTCGATTGCTTTGGGCGTGTAGGCCTTCGACGCCAACTTCAGCCCCCCGACCGTAGCGCCGATCCCTCCGGCCGCTGCAAGCGCGCCAGGGACACCACCAGTCGCGAAGCCCGTGCCGATTGCGGCTGGAGCCGAGACCAGCGCGCCGATCGCGCCACGGGTCGCCGTACCACTGTCAGGAACCGCCGAGGGAAGCACCCTACCGGCCGAAGCCGCAAGGTCCTGGCCCATGGCGTCACCACGGGCAAAGCGGCCCTTGTCGAGGCTTTTATCGGCCTTCTTGATTGCTCCGCCATATTGTCCAGCCGAGAACACACCGTCAGCCGCCGCGCCGGTCGCCGTGGTCGCGCCCTGCAAGCGCTTAAACTCAGCGTAGCCGCGATCGATCCTGGCTTTCCGGGTCGCGAAGGACGGGTTCTGGCGGGCGGCAGCTTCTTGAAGCTCGGTTTTCACTAGTTTCAGGGCTTCACCAATGGCTTGCGAGTCAGGGTCGCTTGATTTGGCGTAGCGCTCCATTTCGAGACGAAGCTTTTCTTGGGCGACCTGATAGCCGCGACCGTCCAGAGCGCCGTCTTTGAAGTGATCCAGAAAGCGAACCTTCAGGATGTTTTCAAGCTTGCGCTTGCTCTTGGCGTCCATGGTCGCGGTGATGTCATTGAGGGCCGCGACGCCCTGGCCAAGTTCTTTGTCAACCTTCACCCCGCCGGTGGGAATGAGCTTGTCATACTCACCGCCTAGCGCTCGTTCGACATAGGCTACGGTTTCGTGGCCAGGCGCTACGGTCTTGGGAACCCGCTTACCGACAGGCTTCAGGGCTTCGTTAGCGACAGCGTGGTTGAACGTGCCGAGGTTGGCTAGACGAGCATCCTGGATCGCGCCACCAACGATCGGCAGCGAGGTCGCCGCGTCTTCGATACCCTTCAGCAATCCGCCCGACGCTTGACCGGGCGTCAGATCAACGCCCTTGGCGCGAAGCTCCACAACATCCGGATTGATGCGCGGCTTGGGCTTCATGGACTTCCGGGCGGGAGCAAGCGCGCCAGCGCCAGCGCCGAGCGCCAGTGTCAGGGGATCACGCACAGCATCGCTAGCCGCCTTTAGGCGCTCACTAGCAGTGCCGCGATCAGTGGCAGCATACGCAGCACCGGTGAGGCCCGCCGTCACCGCGCCGCGAGCCATGTTCGCCGCTCGGGGTGCAGTGGCAAGAGCGTTAGCCGCCTTTCCGCCTGGAACCAGCATCGTCAGCGCGTTGCCCGTGCCGGTCCCAAGATTGGCGGCCATCGGAGCGCGCTCAGTGTATTCCTTTTCGTAGCTGCGCTGGTTGCCCATCTCCTTTTTGAAGTCGCCGACCAGCGCGCCGAGATCGGGCTTCACTTTGCCGGTGAGGGCATTCTGACCAGTGCGGAGGCCGGCAGAGATTTCATCAGCCAGCGGAATGGCCGCATTGACCTTCGACATGAAGCCGACGACGTGCTGTCCAGCGCTGAGTTTCTTCGGAGGGGCGCTCTTGGCCCACTCCTGCGCGCCACGCATAGCTGTGGCTTCGTCGTTCGCTTCGATCTTGATCTTGCGGCCATCTGGTGATTGGAGCGTGTAGACGGGCATCAGTCCACCGACAGGATCTTCCAGCCTTGGCCGGAGGTTGCGGGTTGGCCCTTCGGCATGGTCAAAGCGTTTCTAGCGCGTCCCTCTGGCGTCATCTGGCGCGGCATTTTACGCGGTCCAGCCGGAGCAAGCGCGTTTTGCCCACCATCAAGCCCACCCGGCCCGGCACGGGTCATGGCATCACGCTCGACGCGCGAGCGCATTTCAGCCTTTTGCTTGCGCACCGCCTCACTGTCACCGAACTGCGGGAAGTAAGTCTTCACCGTGTTTTCGATTTCCTGCTTGGTCGCAGCAGCGCCGGTCGTCAGACGAAGCATGGAGTCGGCCCACTCGTTCGAGGCGGCCTCATACTTGCGCTTCTTGTCGTTGCCGGGCAGGAAGCCAGGGGTGAGCTTTGCAAGCCCAGCGTCGTAATTGTCGGCCTCCATGGGATCGACGATATCGCCCGCGCCGACCATGCGCTTGGCGTTGAAGCCATCCTTGGCCTGCCCCTCGGTCAGCTTCGGAGCGCCACCAACTTGGCCCTTTGAGGCATTCGTGGCGGGCGTCCACTGACCATTGATAAGCGCCAAGCGCTCGCCGGTAGCTGGATTGACCGCGTAGTGCGTTGCGCTGGGCATGGGCTATTTCTCGATCACGAAGCCAGGCGGCAGGCTGGGAACGCCAGAGTTTGACGAGCGACCGGACGCCCGAGGCCGCGTCGCGCTGATGCGGCGGCTGTCGGCGTTCTTTCCCGCGACGCCCTCGGTCGCCTTGTTGTGGCGAACCGTCTCATCGAACTTCTTGCCCTCAAATCCCGCTGTCCTCTCGTCCTTGTATTGAGCAAGGAGATCCTTCAGCGACGTGCCTTGAGCGATGATCCCGTCAAGGGCTTGGTCGGTCGGATCGAAGCTGGCGATCTGTTCGGGCTTGAAGCCTTTCGAGACAAGGAATTCAGCCATCTGCGGCGACTGAATCAGAGCCTTGCGCTGATCGGCCGGCGCGTTCTTCAGGGCCAGAGCGACCGAAGCCAGTTCATCAGCGTTCGCGGCGGCAACCTGCCGTTGGTTGGCGTCCATCTTCGACACTTGGTCAATCAGGTCCGCATCGCCAGATGCCATGGCCCCCTGACGAGCCTTGGTCGGATCTTCGGCGTAACCCGACAGAACGTCGCGGCGCGACGCCTCCTCACGCTGCGCCTTGCCGCGATCCTGAAGCTTCAGACCGGCTTCGACCTGGCCATTGGCGATCAGCTCGGGAGCCGCCATTTCCGGGTTGTCCTTGTACTGCGTCAAGGCGTTGCGGACATTGGTCTGGCGTCGATCTTCCTGCCCCGACTTGAACGAGGTCAGGGCGTTGTCGAACTGCGGACCTTGGCCGAGGAGTGAGAAATCAAGCGCCATCGAGAGCGTTCCATGCCGGGAGGGTGTTCTTGGATGTGCTGTTCTTGTTGCCGAAGTAGTAGCTCAGCGCATTGACGCCCGTGCCGATGGCGTTGTTCGTCTGGCCAGCCGCCGCGAGCGCGGCGTTGCCTTGGTTGGCTGCATTCGAGAACAAGGCGTTGGAGTTGTTGCTTGCCGTGTTGGCGATGGCGTTGTTGTTCGCGCCGGTCGCCGAAGCGCCGAGACCCGACAGCGTGAAGAGGTTGTTCGTCCCCTGCTGCTGCTGGTCGGCTGTATAGGCGCGGTCGGTGTTGAAGTTCTGCTGGTTGAACTGGTTGGTCTGGCTGTTCTGACCGGTGAGCGCGTTGTAGCCGTATTGCGCGTTTTGATCAGCGCGCGAGCGGTCGGTGTTGTATTGCCCGGTCGTGTAATTCCGCCAATTGGTATAGTCGGTATTGGCGATCTGTTGGGCGCGATCCTGTAGGGCTTTGGCCGCCGCGCCGCTGCGAAGGGAGCCCGTAGCCGCCGCGCCAGCCAGGGTCCCGCGCGCCGCCTCTTTCTGCTGCCAGTCGTAGCCGGGGTCTTTCTGGTAGGTGTCCAGGGACACATCCAGCTTACCGACATCGGGCGCTTGATAAGCCTGGGTCTGGACCAGATCAGGACGGGTTTCAGCAGCGGTGGGGGTGGAAGCGGCGGTCGTGTCAAACCCAGCCTTGCGACCGCCAGCCGCAACCTCGTCCTTGCCGTAGCGGTTGTAGTGGTCAGCCGCGCGCTCTTCAGCCGTTGAGCCGGAAAATGGGCTGCTGGGATCGTTGACAGCCGCCGCGACGTCAGGATTGGCCGCAAGGTAGGACTTGGCGTCAAAGCCTGTGCTCGCCGTCGCGGCGGCAGGCGTCAGGCCAAGGCGAGTCAGCAACGCGGTCGTTGCCGTGTCGCCCGCGTTGCGGATGACGGCGGTGTTGGCCTGTTGAGTATCCAGGGCCTTGTTTTGGAGTGCGGTCGCCGCATCGGTCGCCTGCTGTGAGGTCTTGGCGGCGGACTTTGCCGCATTACTCGACGAGATGGCGCTAGCGCCAGCGCCGATGACAGCAGAACCTAGAAGGGCTGCGGCGGTGCCGATCATTGGCTAACCCTTTTCAGAAAACCGGTCTCGACGGGGGTATATCCAGCCCGGCGAAGGAGACGCGTGACGGTCGGGGCTCGCTCATCGGCGAGACAGCCCATTTGATGGCCGGCGACACCCTGGTCCTCGGCCCATTGCTCAAAGGCCAGACGAAGCGCCCTGCCCTCTTTCGGAGCCCACCAGAACAACTCGACGCTCATCACATAGGCCGGATTGAAATAGAGCGGGTTCAGCATCCCGCCGAGCATCCCGTCTTCCGAGAGGAACACCGCCCCGCCTTCGATCAGCCGACCGATGAAGCCTTTGGTCGCCTCGCGATCGAACGGGATATCCTTCCAAATCGAATAGGCGTGGAACTTGGCCCCGTGGTCGGTGCAGAGGTCCAGATCATCAAGGGTCGCCCTGCGGATCATCCGGCCACCTTCCATGCTACGTCGTAGGTTCCAGAGGTCAGGGCCGAGCCCGCCATGTCGAACAGCTTCACGGTCAGGGTCGTGGTGGTCAGCGACTGGATCTGCACCACAAACGCGGTCGTTCCGGTCGGTTGGACGCTCGAAAGTCCGATGGTTGGTGGATGGCCAGGAACCGCGAACCCGTGGGTGACGGTTGCGATGCCCGACCCGTTGGGCGACAGGCTAGAAACCCCGCTGGAGCCGACCTGACCGTTGAGGCTGTCGATGATGTCGTTTATCAGGCGGTGAAAGAACGAGGTGGCCCCGCCCACCTTCTCGACAAGCTGGGTGACGATCTGGAGACGGGAGATCATCGCGTGGAGTCGTTGTAACGGGCCTTGCGGACCGTGAAGCGTGCCGGCGGCGCGGTGCGGAAGTGGAATACGCAGCCCGGAGAGGACAGCATTCCGATCCGGGTCCAATATACCTGCGTGTTGTACTCGCCCATCCGACCAAGCTTGGTCGTCAGCCAAGATCCGTACGTCTTGCCCCGGTTGTTGGAGGTACGAAGCTGGATAGTCGGATCGTCGTCAGGATAGGTCGCCTGACCAATGCCGGTCGAGCAATCGAGGATGACGCTGTTGCATCGAAGCGGCGTGTTCAGTTCCAGTTCGCCGGTAAACTCGCAGATCATCGGCTGGTCGCCGTCCAGGGTGATGGACGGATCAACCCGCCAGACCTTGCCGGCCGAGATGTCGCCGACGAAGTAGGAGCTGTCGAAGTAGCGCGCTGAGGACCAGACGTTCCACATCGGAAAGGTGTAGGAGCCGTACTGCGTCCACTTCCCGGTCTTGATGTCGTAGGCGAAGGTCATGCCCGCCTCGCCGTCATCAACGTTCAGGACGTAGACCGATCGCCCTTCAACCACATAGTGCCAGCCGTATAGCTGCGCGCTGTTGAGCGCCGCGATGCTGATGGCCTGCTCGGTCGTCGGGTCGCTGATCGGGATGGGCGAAGAGCCCGAACGATAGATGATGTTGTCCTTGCCGACCCAGACGATGCCGTAATCGGTCTTGACCACGGCGTCGCGGCCGTACTCGTAGGTTCCGACCGGGAAAACCCGGCCTGAGATACGCTGAAACGGCAGGTCGGCGTTACCGGTCGGTGCGAACACCTCGGTCGTCGATCGGCCCATCATCCAAAGCTCATCACCGGTCACGGCGATGTTCTTCAGGTCGGACGGAGAGCTATCGGCGCTGAAATAGTCCAGTGGGTCGAAGGTGATCCCGCCGACGTCCGAGAAATAGACCCGCTGACCATCCACTAGGATCAGGAAGTAGTTGTTCAGGTACGCCACCGACTGAACCGGCGCGTCATCCGGGACCGTCACCGTGGCCAGGACCGTGGCCGTGGTGCTGTAGAGCAACGTCCCGGTGGCGATCAGCACATAGTCGATGTTGGACGCCATTACGACGCGCTCAGAGCCGGCAATGGCCCCGAGGTTGGTGATGACGCCGCTGGTCATCGTGCGGGCGTAGAGAGAGCCTCCAGATACCACGAACAGGGTGTTGGACAGGCTACCGTCGTCACGGCAGATTCCGCGCACAGGACCAGCCCCCAGGCCGCTGGAGATCAGCTCAGAAAGCCCCGGTCGCGAGGTCAGCGACACGGCGTCCGTCATGTTGGTCGGAGCCGTCTCGAAATACATGTTTTTGAGGCGGATAAGCGGGTTGTCGAGCCGCTCATAGACCGCCTGGCCAAGCGGAAGGCTCGGCATCTATTGCGACCTCGGATAGACGTAGATCGACGCGTCTTCCTGATCCAGCGTGGGCAGGAGCGCCATCAATTCCTTGGCGCGCTCGTTGATCGCCGCGTACTCGGTCGTGTTGATGTTGCCGTAGCGCGGGCCAAGCCGGGTCGCGAGGTTGTAGACCAGAACCTCAAGCCATTCGGCCGGCACATCGGGATCATTGTCGAGCGTATCGACGTCCTCGATGATCCGCGTGTAGGTATAGGGCAGCGTCATCACCGCTGCGGTCGGGGTGTCAGCGGTTTGCCAGATGTAGAGCGTTCGCGAGGCTCGTTGCGGGTCGAAATACCAGCTATTGGGCGTTCCTGCCGATGCCTTGGTCGGCGTGTCGAAATACTCCTGGCGCGACAGTTCCATCATCGGCGTATCAAGGCCAGAAATCCGGCGGCGCACGCTCAAGACGCGGCGGACACCAGTTCCCAGCGAATAGGCGGCCTGGTTGGCGACAAGGGTCACAACACCCTCGGTCATGAGCCAAAGGCGCTCTGACGCGCCCCAGGTCTTAAGCATCATGTTCAAGGCGTTGATCGCCTCGGTAGCGCGCGCCACGGTCGGGCTGTCACCCTCTTGCAGCACGCCAAGAAGACGAAGTGCCTCGTCGATGATCTGACGGCTGTTGAGGCTGAAATCTGTCGAACCCGAAGTGCTCATAGCTCCTCCGGGGTGACGCGCGTGGTGATGAACACGTCAGGCTGGACAGGGCGCGGGTTTGGAACCGTCTGGTCATCACGCACCGCGCGAACGAAGTCCTGCGGCTGGCGGGGCTCGGAGAAGCGTTTGAGGACGCGAAGACCATTCCACTGGATGACGGTCTCGGAAGCCCAGCAGTTGAAGCCGCTGACATCACAAACGACGAGGTAGTCGCCGATACGCTGTTCACCGTGCATGGCAGGCCCTCCGAAGGGCCGGGAGGAGCGCGAACCCCTCCCGGTAGTTCATCAGCTGTCTTGGGCGGGCAAAATATAGCCCGAGGCCCCTGCTACGCCCGAAGCGTAGTTGTTGAAGAAGCCGAAGCCCGACGACGCCGTGACGAGGATTTCGGCCGCCGTGTCCGCGTGTTGGACGAAGTTGCGACCGATGATGCCGCTGTTGGTCGAGCCGTCCGTGGTGATCAGCAGGCCACCGGTCGCGCTGTCGGTGTTGAGCCGATAGAGCGTGTTGTCCTGACAGAGCAGCGAGGTGACGACCTTGCCGGTGGCGATGGCCATGAACGACGGCGTGTTGTTCTTCACGCCGAGCGTCAGGTTGTTGCCGCTGAAGAACATCCGGTCGTTGGTGCCGTCCATCTTCACGAAGCCCAGCGTGGCCAGGTCGGGCTCAATCCAGCGGTTGCCGGAGATGTAGAGGCCGTCCGTGTCGTTGGTCGTCGCGTTGGTGTCGATGATGTTGAGGAAGTTCATGTTCGTGGCCGTGGCCTTGAACAGGCAGTCCTCGACGGCGAATTCCTTGGCCGTGGTCGTGGTGAACACCGCCGTGATGTCAGCGAAGTTGGCGGTGAAGATCAGGTTCTTGAACGACACGTTGGCCGCCGAGACCGCGATCGTGGTGGAAGCCGCCGTGTCCAGGGTGAATGTCGGACGGAACGAGCCCGATCCCAAGCCGACGATGGCGACGCCAGCGACGTCTGCGGTGATCGCGCCGGCCGAAGAAATCGTCTCGGCGTGACCGGGCTTGATGAAGATGATGTCTCCACGACCAGCGGTGCAGCGGCCGATGGCATAGTCGAGGGTGGCGAACGGGCTGTCGAAAGTGCCCTGATTGCCGTCCGATCCGCCACGCTGGCCGGCCGAAATGGCCGTGCCGTTGTAGACCCAGAAGGTCTGACCCGGCTGGGTCTGGGTGATCGGAACGCCACGCAGAATGACGCCGCGCGCGAAGCCTGTCGGATAGTTGGACATTACCAATGTAAAATCTCCTCTGAACCCCGATGGGGTCCGAGCTGGAAGTTTCAGAGTTTGATAGAAGGGGCGGGGCGGCCCACTAGAGCCGCCCCGAGGCGATGCTTACGCGCCGCCTCCGTTGCTGAAGACGCCACGGAAGTCGGTGTTGCCAAACGAGTTGCGCTCGTAACCCTTGTACTTCAGGTTCGAGGTGTCGAAGTCGTTGTCTTGAACGAACTCCGGCGCATCGCGCTCGAAGTGCTTCATGCCGTCCACCGCGTCGGTCTTGACGAAGAAGGCGTCAGGATCGTCGAAGTAGTGGTTGATCTTCGGACCTTCCGAGAACACCCCCATCGAACGCAGGGCGTTGATGGCGTTGTTGGCGGTGTCGTTCTGACCGACCGACTTCAGGACCCGAGCCGCTTCGAACTGAAGGGCGGTCGGGATCAGAAGCTTTTGCGGCTGAAGCGCGATCTTCAGGCCGGCCTCGTCCACGGCGTTGGAGATCTGCACGCACAGATCTTCCAGGGCCGATTCCGAGAAGTCCGCCGCCGTGGTCAGGCGGTTGGACTGGTTGCCCGAATAGGTCGCGTGGTCCGTCACGCACAGCGCCTTGCCGTCACCGAAGGTGTAGTTGGTGTCGTGGGCGCGGTTGTAGACGTTGGCCGCCACAGTTTCCTTCGTTTGACGGAAGGACCGCGCCAGCATGCGCATCGCCTTGAGGGCTTTGCCTTTGTACTGGTTGTCGGCCATGGCCTCTCGGGTGATCATGAAGCCCAGCGAATAGGCGACATGGGTGTAACGCGAGGTGATGCCTTGGGCGGTCGAGTCGTAGACCGTCGCGGAGCCTTCCGGCTTGCGAGGGGCCAGACCCAGACCACGGATCAGTTGGTCCTCCTCGTACTGCTTGTCCGACGTGTAGGTGTCGAACAGATCCTTGTATTCGAGGGGGTGATCCTTGTACTCGCCCCAGATGGCGTTCAGGCCAGGCCAGAGGAGCTTGGCGATGTTGCCGGTGTTTACAGCGCTCATGGCCTAGACCCCTGCGACTTGGTTGACGTACTGGTGACGGTTGATGCGAACGATCCACTTGGCGTTCTCACCCACGGCGTTGTTCTCACGCGGCACGAGGCCCATGATCTTCAGGTCGAGGGTGTTCGTGGTCGCTTCACCGACGTTGTTCAGCTCGACACCGGAGTAGCCAGTGAAGGTTGAGCCGGCCGACACGACGAAGTTGGCGTTGAGGCCGATATCGTTGGCAGTCAAAGCGGTGCCGCCCGAAACCTCCTGGATTTCGAACTCAGCGTTGGGATCGTCCACCACGAGAACACGACGCAGGGTCGAGGCAGCGCGGTAGATGGTCGAGGTGGCGACGTCAGCCAGGACGCCGATAACCACACCGACCATGACGTCGCCAGTCGCCGCTTGGGCGATGTCAGCGTAGACTTGGCCGTTGACGGTCTGAGACGTCCCGACGAGCTTGACGGGATCGCCGATGAAGATGGCGGTGCCGTCGCCTGCCGGGACGGTGTAGACGCGAGCGCCGCCGGTGTACGCGCCGGAATAGGCGTTCGCTACGGGCTGGAGCCCGCGAACGATATCAGGATTAGCCATGATGGCCTCCTATGGGCCTTAGCCCGAGTGTCGGATTGTGCTCTGGCCGGGCTGGTAGGCGTCCGGGACTTCTCCCGTCGTGTCGGCCGAGCGGCGGATAGCTTCTTCGAACGGCTTGCGGGCTTCTTCGCGCTCATCCATGCCCACCGCATATTCCGTGATGGGCGTTTCCATGAGGTAGGTTTTGAAGCCTTGGCCGTTTTCGTCCTTGCCAGCGTGACGCGCGATCCGGGTGCCGAGGCCATCGGTGCGGGCGTTTCCTTTGCCGGCAGCGTCTTGGACCATCGTGTAGCCGAGGTTCTCGGTCATGTGCTGAATTCTGCTGGGATCGCCGTTGACGAAGCGACGAACGAAGCCAGGGCGTTGCGGAGCGTCGAGCTTGAGGGCAAAGCCTCCGGTCGAGCCACGGCGACGACGACCCGAGACCGGAACCGCATCGTCGGTCGCTGCGACGGTCTGCGCTTCGGTTGGGTTCTTGCGGGGACGGCCACCGCGGTTGACGGCGACGGTCTGCGCTTCGGTTTCGATGTCGTTGGTCATTTGGCGAACCATTCCTTCACGTATTGCTCACGCTTGAAGCCCTTGATGTCGCGCTCGAACTCGGCGCACATCTTCTGAGCGTCAGGCGGGAGATCGCTGAAGCTCTTGCCGGTGGATTTCGGGCCTGCCCCAACACCTTCGACAGCCGCTGCTCGCGTCCGGTTCGGGTTGCCGAACTTCTCGGGGAATGCGGCCTTGACGCGCTTGACGACCTCGGCGCGCTGCTTGATCGGGTCCTTGAAATCGTTCTTGATCTCTTCGGCGATCCCAATGGCGGCGGCGCGAAGGCCGGCGTCCTTGTCGAACCACGGGTTGTCCGACTTCCAGTCCTCGAAAGCGCCCTCGCCGTCGTCGGCTTCATCTGCCTTGGGCTTGGACACTTCCTTTTCGAGAGCCACCATTTCCTTGGTGATCTCTTTGACGGCCTGGTGGTCGTTGGCTTCGACGGCTTCGGCTTGTCTGGCCTCCAGATCCGAGAGCGCGCGGGCGTAAGCCCTAGCCTCAGTCTTGGAGTGGTGATCGGCGAACTTTTCCAGGGTGGTTTCAAGACGTTTGACCGTCTTTTCCAACTTGGCGTTGTGCGCGTTCACGATGGGGAGAACCTCTCTCCCTCGCCGAACGAATTCAGGGGCGTCGATGAAGTCCCGATCGGCGCCCTTCAATTCGTCCTTGGATTTCCAGCCCATGCTTCGGGCTGTCGTTTCGATGTCGTCCTGAGTTTCCTCAAGATCCACCGCATCCGCCACTTCGGCGGGGATTTCGACGTCAGACATTGGCTTCCTTGTCCAGTCTGCAAATGATGTCTTGGTCGTTCATGATGATGTAATCGTCGCCGTCAGCGCCCTTTTGTCGGGCTCCGCTGTATTGGGCGAAAAGAACACGATCACCTGCGGCCAAGCCGTTCCCTGAGCCCCATTCCTTGAAAGCGTTCGGGCCGATAGCGACCAGTGTCGCCTTGGTGCCTGCGTACTTGGCCTTGTCTCGCAACGTATCGGCCAGGATGATCCCGCCAGCGGTCTTTTCTTCAACCGGGTCGGGCTTCACAAGCACCTTCAAGTCCACAGGGGTGATCCCCGATGGATTGTTCATGCGAACCTCTTTGGAGCATGAAAAAACCGCTTTGAGGCGGCTACTCGGACCCCTGCGGCCCGGTCTCGTTGACGGCCTCTAGTTGGCCGTAGATTGCTTCGACGTCAGCCCAGTCCAGGTCCGACAACTCCCCCAGGAGGAGCGCCTTCGCCTGCTGCTTGGGCTCCATCAATGTTCCCTCCATCCACTGGCGACCCAGGCCCGTCTGCTGGTCCTTGAGGAACCGGTGGTAGACCTTGGTCAGCGGGTGGTTGACCCATTCCGCCCAGCTCTCCTTGTTGAACCGGCGGGGATTGGCCATCTGGCGCTCCTTGCGTCATGTCGGCGAGACGTTTGTCGAGGAACTGCTCGATGAGAAGCTGGAACTGAGGAGCCTTCAGAAGCGCCTCGGTCATCTTGTTCTGAGCATCCGCCATGTTGATGCTGATCTGACTGTCGGTCAGAGCGCCCTCGTGGGTTAGCTCGATGTCCTTCTGGTCCAGCTTGCGCTTGTTGTTCTCGGCTTCTGACTGAGCCTTGATCTGTTCGGGCGAAGGCGGCGGCGGACCCTTGGGCAACAGGCCCTGAATGTCCTGAATGCCACCGGCTTCCAGCATCCGCTTGTTGATCTCCATGTCGTCCAGACCCATGCCTCGGAACGTGCCGAGATACTGAGCGCGGCCGATGCGCTGCATGTCGGTGACTACCGTGGGATCAGACACCGGGATCACTCCGACGTCGGCCTGTTGGTAGTCGTCCAGACCGACCTGGCCTTCCTCGTCCTGGAAGTTGAAGTAGACCTCAGGCTCCAAATACAGGCGGTTCAGGCGGAACAGGCACTGAAGCTCCAACTTCAGCGATCGATGGATGCGCTTGTAGATCGCCGAGAAGACCTTCAGGCCCTGCTCGATCATCGCCAGCGTCGTACCCACCGGGGTGTTAGACTGGCCCGTCTCGCCGGTCAGGATGTCCTTGGTGGCGGTGATGTCTTTCGACACATCAACCAGCATGCCCAGAAGCTGGAATAGGACGGGCGACGGACCTTTGAAGTCCGTCATGACAATGTTGTCGCGCAGCGCCCCGCCACTGGAGTTGACCACGCGCTTCAGTTCGCCAGGCGCAAAGCCCTTCTTGCCCGACTTCATCGAGATGCCGTCGCCGATGAACCCGCTCTGGGTGTTCACCAGGTGCCCGGCGTCCATCATTTGGTTCAGCGTCGAGTTGATGGTCTCGTTCAGCGGGTCCAGCAGAGTGCCGAAGCCAACACCGTAATAGCTACCGTCCATCGGCGGCATGAACCGGTAGCGCGTGAAGTAGCGCACCGGCGTGATGGAGAACACCTCGCCCTTGTCGTTGGCCTTGATCCCGTCCACATCGTAGCGGGCGTAGATCCGAACGACCTTCTCCGTCTCCAGGTGCACCGTGACGATGTAGGGCTCGGGGAAACCGTCCTCATCCAGGTCCAGCAACCGATGCTGCTCCAGGAACTTGTGGGGCGCGTCATCGTCGTTGTTGGCGTCTTGCGGCCGGCCAATGTCCTGCTGCATCCACAGGCCCGAGCGGGTCTTGCTGGCGACCTCACGCGGATAGTACTCGCACACCTGTGTCATGCGCTCAGGCGAAGCCTTGGCCCAATAGTTCACGACCAGCTTGTCGGCGGTGATCAGCTCGGAGCAGTTGCGCCCCATCGCCGGGTCGAAGTAGGTCTTGCGGAACACCGTGCCCGTAACCGGCAGGATGACGAGAAGCTCGTCTGTCCCCTCTTCCCACTCCTCCATTTCGTCGAGGAGCTGGTAGGACATGTGCCGGCCGATGCGGTCGGCGCGAGCGCGCTTCCCCTCATCAGGCTTGCCAAGCACCTTCCCCTTAACGACAGCCGCGCCGTCAACGATCGCCGGATAGGCTCGCGCGTTGAACTGGATGGCCGCCACGGTGGTCAGGGGGAACTTGACGTTGGAGGCGTTCTCCCACGGGTAGTTTTTGACCTCCTTGACCTGCATGGCCTGCTTGAGCGCTGAGGCGTGGCGCGCTTCCCAACCGCTGGCCTTACGGCTCTCCAGGTCGATCTTGTATTCCTCGACGACCTTGGTCCCGATCTGGGCCAAGTGCGTCGCGTCGATCATCGACGCGAGGTTGATCTCAGCCGCGTTAGCGATCAGCCAGGCATCGCCCTTAGGCTTCTCGTCTTGGCCTTCCGCCTCGGGGTTCTCGTACAGTTCGTCGGCCTCAGTATCCGGTGTGACTGCTACGGGCTGCGTCATCATGGCGGCGGTCCTCGTAGTCGTCGTCTTGCGTGTAGGGCTCGCGATAGGCGACGCACATCAGGCCGAAAGCGTCAGCCGGGTCGGAGGCCCAATCGTGTTCAGGCCCAAGCCCGACGTTGCGGTTTTCGTCTCGACGTTCGTGATAGGCCGCTAGCGCCTTGATGCCGGCGCGAACCATCGGTGTGTCGTTGAACCAGATTTGCGGAAAGAGCCTGCGAGCGGCGGCAACCCGTAGAAGCGCCGCGCCCTTGCCTTGGTTCGGCGTGATGTGAATTTCGAACCCTGCGGCCCGCAGCTGCTCTTGAGCCGAGCCAACCGCGATCAGTGAACCGTTCTTTCCATCATGCGGAAGACCGCAGATCGCATCGCCCCAACCACGCTCGCGAAGCTGCGAGATGTAGTACGGAAGCTGCTGCCCCCTGCCCTCGATGTAGTCCAGGACACGAACCTCGCGGCCGACGAACTGGCAAATCCAGATCGACGTGGCGTCCCTTAGTCCCAGATCCCAATAGGCCCGGACCCGCAAGATGGGGTCCTTGGCAATCGTCGTGATGCGTCCGTCTTCTCGGACATCCGCTAGCTGCCTGGCGTAGTAAGCGCCCTCGACAGCCGATACGTACTGGCCGCCCCACACATGCTCCGCCATCGCCGCGTCAACCCGGTAGTCGTTCTCCATCTCAGCCTGGAGCGGCGAGGAGGCGAACCACGGATTGTCGAGGTAGGACACCTCACGGACAACAGAGCCTAGCGGATAGTCAGCGGACGGCGGCGGCGGACCAGCAGGACCGCGAAACAGCTTGTCGATCGGATCGTGATCGAACTCAGGGTTCCATGACCAGATCATCCGAGAGCCGGGCTTGCGGAGCGTCGGGCGGATCAACCGGATGGATCGCGAGGAGAACTTGTTGGCCTCCTCCCCCCATAGGATGTCAGCGCCTTCCATCGACTTCAGAGCGTCGGGATTTCTCCAGACGCCCTTGTAGATGAACTTGCCGCCGTTCTTGGCCCTCGTCTCGTCCTTCAGCGCCTCGAAATGGTCCTCTAGGCCATAGTCGCTGATCTTGTCTTCGATGAGCTGCTTGACGCTGTCCTTCAGGCTGTCCTGAATCTCGCGAGCGCAGACGATGCGGAGCGGGGCTTGTGCGGCCTGAATGACCAGAGCGCCGGCAATCGAGTGCGACTTTGCCCCGCCCCGCCCGCCGTGATACGCCGCGTCGCGCCAGCCTGGCGTGAACAGCTCCCGAAACGCCTTGGGGATTTGAATGTCAGCCAACGAACTTCACGGTCAAGGCCGACTTGATCGGGTTGTCGTCCTCGTCGCCGCCGATCAGCGCCTGTTTGGACTTGCCGAAGCCTCGGTCCAGAAGCTCCTTGATCGCCGCGACACGGGCCGGCTCGCTCTCAGCGGCCACGGCCAATCGCGCTAGCTCAGTGATGGCCGCCTCGGCGTGGACCTGAGCCAAAGCCTTGATGTCGGCAGTGGCTTTGTTCGGAACGCCCTTGGCGCGGCCACCCGTCTTGCGACCGAGAGCCATTATCTAATCCAATCTGATTTAGACTGGACCACCTTGGCCTTGGCCATCTGATTGTCCTTCCGTCTGGGCCGGCTGTTCGGCCTCACGGCGCGTCTGGATCTCAGCATCCAGGGCGGTGATTGCGGTTCTGATCTCTTCGACGTTGGCGGCGAAGCCAGCCTGACCGTCACGGGCGTTGAGCTTGCCTTGGAGTTGGTCGCGGCGAAGGATCAGGGCTTGGGTGACGTAATCGGTCATTGCGTCGCCTCATGGGGTATCGCGCCAACCCGCCTCTTGCGTGGTTGCCTGTTAGGCCTGATGCGGTGTTGTGCGGGGGCGCGATATGGGAAACCCGCCAAGAGCGTCTGGCTCAAGTGGCGGGTTGATTGGTATCTTGTGAGCGCAACTGCGCCGATATCCGAACCATACAGTAGCGGTTCGGACTGTCAAGACACGCTATATGTGGTGTTTCCGACCCGCTGCCCACAGCGCGAAGTTCTTGCCCGGTATCGCGTCAGGCTCCTCGAACCCAGCAAGCGCCATGGCGGCAACCATCGACTTCCGCGTGAAACCGGTCTTGTGCTGCATGTAGGTCGCGCCTCGGGCTACAGCCTTTCCATAGCCGTAGATGATATCGAGAGCCATGATGGGGCCGGCCGGCGACTGATAGAGCGGCTCGTCGAGCTTCCCATCTGCGATAGCCGCGCACACGCCCTGGATGTCAGGGCAGCTCAGCAGCAGATATCCGCCGGGCTTCAGGACGCGGTGAAACTCCGCCATGGCCAGCGGCACCTCATGCGCGAACAGGTGCTCGATGTTGTGCGAGGACCACACGGCATCATAGGCGTTGTCGGGAACGGTGTTCATGTCGCGGATGTCGCCAACGATATCCGGCCTGGCCTCCGGATCGATGTCCAGCCGCACCTCTGTCCACTCGTCGCCGTGGAAGACGATCGCGAGCTTATCGGGACGCGGGGCGCCACAGCCGACATGCAGGACGCTCTTAAGGCCTGGCTCGTAGGAGAGCTTGGCGGTCATCCACTGCTGGATGCTGACGGGCTTGTTTTGCTGCTGTGCCAACATGAGCCGAAGCTACTCCATCCGATAGTGCACCGCCAAGAGGGACAACGCGCCAGTCAGCCGCTCCTTAGCCACCGGGATCGCGTGCTTAGCGCCAGCCAGAGCCAGAAGCGTCTCTCCGCGTCCGCAGACAGCCTCCAAGGTGCCGATGAAGCTCTTGAGGCCGCACAGAGCGTCGCGGTTGATCTTGGACAACTCACGGCGCGCGATGACGTCTTGCGCCTCGTGATCGGTCGGAGCGCCCTTGATCGCCGGCTCATAGCCGCAGGACATGCCAGATGACCATGCGGTGCGGTAGGTGTCGGCGTACTTGTCTCCAGCCATGACCAGGGAGCGCTTGCCCTCCTTGGTGAAGGTGGCGCGCGCCAGGTCCCAGCCGTCAAACACGCGAGCGGGCTTCTCGCGCTCTCCCCGTCCCTGCTTTGGCTGTTCAATGACGTCGCCACGGACCAGGCGAAGACTGATCGTCTCCAACCGGCCGGCCGTGACCGCCTCACGCTCCTGGCGCTTGCGGCTGTCTTCCGCCGCCTTGGTGTTCTGCTGGCGCTCGATGATGGCCAGGTCGGCACGGTGGCGGCTCATGGCGCTTCCCCCTCGGGGCTGGGTTTTGCTCGCGGCCTCTGGTCCTTGGGATGAAATCCCATCTCGGATTCGAAGATGTCGGACGCCTGATAGGTCGTCTTTTTTAGCCCATCAGAAGCCAAGCCACCCTCGCCGCCGTTCATTGAGAAGTTTATCGGCTCAACGTTCTTGCCGCCGACTTTGGCGCGCGCCCAAAATTTCGGCTTCGGCCACATTGATTTCGACACGACGTTGAAGACCAGATTGGCGTCGATCGCCAGAGCCCAATTCAGGAACATGCCGGCGACGGCTTCTCGGATGTAGGCGCGGAGTTCGGTCATCTCTCACCTTCCTGAAGGGCGGCGTTGATCATGGCGTCCCATCGGCCGATGATGCTGACTGGCGACGCAGCCTTGACCATCGCAGTAGTTGGTTTGCGCATGGCCTCCAGGGCGGCGCGGGCTTCGGGCGTGAACAGATCCCACGAGTTGGCAATCTCGTCTTCGAGCGAGTATCGATCGGTCGGCACAAAGCCTACCGTTTTCAGGTTGGCGCGCCGTATCGCCTTGGCCACGCGCGTCACCATACTGTCGGTCATGGTTGAGCCTTTCGGGATAGAGCATCAATCGCTCTCTCGCCGGCAGCGAGATATGGTTCAACTTCTGCGGCGCGTCGCTGAAGCGCAGCGGCCTGATCTCGCCACCTCTGGTCGCGCATTTCATCCGCGACCTTGTGTCGAAACATCACCACGCGAACGCCATTTACGAGAAGCGTCAACAGGCAGATCGCGACAATGCAGGCGAAGATCATCATGGCTTTTGCTCCTGGCGACGCGAGGTTTTGTAGTTCTGCCACAGACCGCCGAGCGGGAAAGCACACCATGCGCCGCAGACGAACATCTCAATGCCGAACAGCGCAAAATCCAAACTCGTCACGACTCCACCTCGCGAGCCTGCATCATGGCGCGAAGACCGCCCCACCCTTCTGCATCGCTCATCTGCCGGTCTCCTGCTGTGGGGTGATGGCGAGAAGGTGGCGCAGGGCCATCGCATCCCACCAAGCGTTGTGCTGGACAGCGCCGGGGAGCGTTGTCGGATAGGCGTCTAGGTCCGACACTTCGAACCGGAGCTTTGGCATATCGCTGAGTTGGCCGTTCGGATCTGACCAGTAGAGCGACCCGCTGGTCATTTCTCGACAGAAGTGCGCGATGTCGTCTGGCCAGTCGGCGATGATGACCGGGCTCCTATCGCCCCTCAACCAACGCGATATGACAAATGGCAAAGTGTTCATGTGGAAACCGAACGGCGAACCTTCTGTCAGGACCGGTATGACGTTGGCCTTCACCCACTCGTCACTAGCCAAATCGACAGCCTCTGGATCTACGAAGTAATGGTTTTCGCCGTCCTCTCGAACGAGAGCTAAACTCAGAAGGGGGCCGCCCTTGCCATCGAACTCGGTGTCAAGGAAGTAGCGCATATTCGACCCCCGGAAAAAGCCAGTCGCCGCAGCGATAGAACCAAGTCGTCCGACTGACGGTGCGTAGCCAAACCAGGCGGCCCGAGGTGAGCTTTACGGGTCTCCATGCGAACCACGGCCTGGAAGTTTGATCGCGACGCTCCATCATCCCCTCCCCTCACCGATTAGCTTCCGCATCGAAGGTGTTAGGCCTTTGTCGCTAATCGAGTCGCGGCCGTTGCCTTCCATGCGTCGAATTACTCTGCCATTTGCTGCCTGATAGTTACGGCGGCGGATTTCGTAAGCGGCTTGGCGAAGGTCTTGCTTGGCATGCGCGCTGAGATCGTAACTGGTCATGCGGCGCGCTCCAACTGTACCACAGAAATCCCTTCGACAATGGATATATTCTTGCGTCGAAGCTGCCTTAGAGCCGTTTCAACTTCACCCATCGCGATGCTGTTCGGGGCGATTAAGGCGCTGGTCGGCAAGTCCCGCCAGCCGCAGCGATCGACGTACGACACCACCCATCCTTCGTCCCTCACGGCGAGAAAGGCGTCTCGAATTTCTTTTGGTCCTAAAAAATCATTCTTTTGATCGTAAAGGGTAGAAGGGCTGTAAGCCCCTTCTACCTTTACTCTGGCCTCTGCCTTCTGAGTTGAAGCGCCCCTTGGAGGCTCCCTTGAAGGTGGCGAATTTTCCTGTTTCTTTTCAGCAGCTTCCGCCAGGGCGGCCAACTTGGCTTTCTGGCCATTTACCGACCGCTTGTGATCTTCGAGCATGCGCTTCGAATACAGCACGCCTGTCCGTGTGCGACGGCAGACCTTGGCGGCGAGAAGCTCGACGAGCAGAGCTCGGACCTCCTCAACGCTAGATCCAACGGCACGGGAGAGGTCGGCTTCGTCGAGAGGCTGGTCGCCAATCAGAAGATGGCCGTAGGGTTTGGCTTCGTACATGATGCAGATCATGTCGATCCAAAGACCGCGCGCAGGCAAAGAGACATGGCGAAGTGCCTGGTCCCCTCTCCAGTCGCGCGGGTAGAACTTGAGCCAAGGCTTGCTCATCGTGCCCACTCCGAAAGGAGTTTCGCAGATTTAGCGAGATTGCACGGCTGACAGGATGCGCGAAGGTTCGACATATCAGAGCTGCCGCCTTTGGAGACGGGTTCAACATGGTCGCAATGATAGGTCTTCCACGTGAGCGCGGACTGGCAGTAACCGCACGTCCTGAAATCACGCTCAAATACGGCGCGTCGAGTTGCAAGCGAAAGGCTGTACCGGCCAAAGCCGCCTTTGATCACGCGGTACTGTTCCCGGCGGTCAAAGGCGCGCTGAACGGCGGCAGAGGTGGGCTGTGGGATTTCTTCGCGGCAGGCCTCAGCGAACAGCATCCGTTGAAGAACGCCGACACCCTCGCAGCTCAAGGCCATGGTGCAGGCCAAAAAGTTAGACAGGTGGAGTTCAACCCTCAGGGTTGATCCGACCTTGACGCGAGGCTTGGCGTCTTTGCTCACGCGGCCACCTCAAGGGCTTCAGCGTCTAGCAGGGCCTGAAACCGGTCCCGGTGATGCAGGATCGTCGTATGGTCGCGGGAGCCCATGTAGCGGCCGATCATTGGCAGGGAGAGGTGGGCTTGCTGGCTCATGAGCCATATCGCGTGACGACGCGGCTCGGCGTACAGCTTCTTGCGGGAAGCTCCCCGAAGGTCTGCGACCGTGACGCCGTATTGATCAGCGATCTCAGCGGCGATGGTGGGCATTGACACGCGGTTTTCGATTGCGCCCTTCCACAGCGAATGAACGATCATGCGCCTACCCTCTTGCTCTTCACGAACTCCAGGGCTTGGGCGGCGTTCATGCGGGTGTTCTGAGTGAGCCGGCGATAAAGCACGCGCTCTTCCTCGGTTAGGCCATAGCGAGCTCGGGTTCTGGCCTTCAACGCTTCAGCTATGTTAGCTCTAGCCGTTTCGGTCCAACCGTTGGTGGACCAGGCCTTCGGCTCTCCATAGATGGAGATATTACCCGCCGCATCGATGGGCAGAGCCTGCATAGCGAAATGCTGCGCCAAGCACTGGTCCGCGACTTCACGGCTCACGGGCTTGAAGTTGTCGCCGTTGGTGATCATGCCGCCACCTGTTCAGGCTGAAGGATGGCGTCGCAGCGCTTGCGGGCGGCGTCGGAAAGCTTGTGACCCTTCCCCCAAACGTTCACGATGAAACCCGGTCCGCACTTCTTGCGCAGGCGACAGATCAGGACGTTGGAGATATTGGACAACTCAGAGCGTTCGCCGTGATCCAGCTTGGGCAGAAGCTCAGAGAGCTGCCATTCCCGCAAAGGACGTCCTCCAGCGTCATAGATCGCCTTGAGAAGATTGGCCTCCTGAGGGGTAAGGCCCCACTCGGCTTGGAACAGATCAGCCTTAGCGAGGTCCAGCTCATAGGAGAGCTCTCGCCGAAGCTGGCGGTTCTCCTCCTCAAGCTCAGTACAGCGTGCGCACATCATGCGCGCCCCAACTCGATGCGCAGTTCATCGCAGGTCGCCGCGCGGGCCTTCTTGAAGCTCTCGTGCTGGCGGCGGGTGTCGCGGGCGTGCTGGGCTAGCTGAACATCCTCCAGGGCGCGCTGGCGCTCACGGAAGACGGCTTGTTCCTTGGCTTGCTCGCCTCCAAGGAGCCACATGAGGTATGGCATTCTGCTCATGCCGCGACCCTCCTGTCAGGCGTGAGGCCTTGAAGCTGAGGCCACCGTCTCCCTTTGAAGATGTTGCAGACATAAGCTTTGGAGATCGAAAACTTCGCTGCAATCTCCTTGTGCGGAATGCCAGCGCGAGCCATTTCAATCACAGCTCTCGCGTCATCTTCCGTGAGTTTTTCAACATTTTCAGGAGCGCGGCGTCGTCTATGCGCGGCGGCTATAGCCAGCCCTTTGACGGCCCAATCACGCATGTTGTCGGCGTGCGTGCCGAGGAACAGGTGATCTGGGTTCACGCAGGCGGCTACATCGCATCTGTGACAGACTTCACGTCCGTCGATGCAGAGATCATAAGCCCGGCTAAACATGTAACGCGCGGCGGGAATACTTTTCCCATCCACTGCAATGCAGCCCCTACCCCCCCTCGTAGCCGCTGCCGTCCACAACCAACATCCACCGTTGGTGTCGAACTCTACAGCCTGCATGGGATCATCAGGCAAAGGAGTCTTTTTCTTCGAATTGAACGACATGTCAGCCTCCAAGGTGGTTTGAGAAATGACCGGCGACGTAGATCGCGGCGATGATTGCGAGCCAGACCGTCCCGGCGATCGGGATCAGCCAAGCGCGGGGAAGGCGGCGGGTCATGCGGACACAGCGAGGAAGATCCACAGCCAAAACAGCTTGCAAACGACGTGCAGGCCTTGGTCGGTGTAGATGCCGTACTTGGCTTCGCACTTGCCGAAGTCGATCGCGGCGTGAGCAATGGCCTCCAGAAGGCCAAGCCACCAGATGCCCGTGATGATCGCGACCACACCACCATGAATGAGGCCATGCGCCGACAGCACGAGCGGCCAAACCGGTTGCCACTTTTGCCCAGGCGGGGCCGTGGTCGGCGTGTGCCGGTTCTTGCCTTTGGCAATGAAGTCGCCCTGAAGCGGATAGTCAGCCAAGGCGTGTCCGGCCAAAAGCATAAACAGGGTTTCGGCTGCGCCGGTCATTGCGTCGGCCCCTGGAAAATCTCACGGAAAGCCTTCGACAGGCCGTCATCGCCGCCGACGTTGGTGATCGCGTGCGCCACGGCCTCGCCGTAGGTCATGCCCACGCCGCGTGGCATGTCACCGGTCTCGCAGTTGATGAGCTGGACGCTGATCTTGTAGTCGCGACCCGAGGCGCGATCGGTCAGAAGGTCGGGATACTGGCCGACGGTTCCGATGATGTAGCCGTCTGGAATGGCGGTCTCGCTCACAGATCAGCCCTCCCGATCCGGGCCAGGCGCGCTATCGCTGCGTCCTGGAGTCGGAGCCCAAGAGCGGCCCTGCGTTCCCCCGACGCGCTCAGCCATCGACCGATCAAAAGCATCGAGAACGTCAGCGGCGCGCGCTTCCACCGCCTCACGCCGTTGGCGAAGGCTGACAAGGTTTTTACGGGCACGTTCGGCCTCTTGGATTATGTGGTTTAGGCGGCGCTCTTCCCATTGGGAGTGCGTCTCACCGGTCAGCTCAGCGCCAAGCGCCAGGATCAGATCCCAGCCTTCAGCCCGAACGGCTTTGGTAAGCGTACGCTCACTGACGTGGCCGACTGTGACGACGTTTCTGGCGGTCTTGGGGTCTAGGCCCCAATCGCCCTCGATGCGCTTCGCCGCGTTGTTGGCGTAGCGGTCACGGATGACCTTCTTGAGGGCTTCACCGATCGAATTACAGATCGGGATTTCCCGGAAATTCCTGCCCACGATTTCTAACGCTCCCACCGTCATGTTGCACACGACGCCGAAGCGGGCGGGTTGATGGAGACGATGGGATGGAAAGCGCGGACGTAGACTTCATGGCCGCGCTGGCGATGATCTGCTGGGTTTGTGAAAACCGGCAGGAAGAAGATGCGGAGAACTACCGCGAACGCGCTCAGGAACTTATCGAGCGCGGACTGGACTTGGTGAAGTGACGCTACTGACGGACGGAAATCACGGGGAGACGGGTTGCAGCCCTCCCCCTTTTCCGCGTTGTGGGTTTGGCGCGGCAGCGGTAGGTCATCCGCCGCGCCCATGCGCTCGCCGTAGTAGCAGCCGGTCGCCGCGCATGTTTGGGGTTGGCCCGACGCGGCTCTCTCTCCAGAGGCAGACATCGGGCCGCGCACGCCAGTACGCCTTGGGGGAAGGCCGGCGCGCGCTACCGGACCCGCAGTCGATGGAGACCTGCGGCTCTCGGTGTTGGAATTGGATTGAGCCCCCCCGAACATTGCTACAAACCAAAACCAAGGGTAGCGACGCCATGCCGCATGCGCGTAAAGGTCGCGGAGGACTTATGATCCCCCTCAACAAGACCGGAGGCGGGGATGGAACAGAGAGTAACGAGCGCCGCAGTGCTGGCGCTGGCTTCCTTGATGATTTCCGCCAAGCGAACACCCAAGGCCATCGCACGTTGCCGGAAGCGAAGGCTCAGAGCCTTGGAACGGCTCGCCGTTACGCCGGCGCTAAGAACCTCACCGTTTCCGGTCGAAGCTGCGGAGGCGCTGAAGCTGTCCTGCAAGGTGTGTGGGAGGTGCGAGGGCATTTAGACGATCTCGCCGCCAAGGCGCTCAAGCACATCGATGTCGCTGTCGCTCATGTTGGCGATTGGGCCAATCTTGACGGCGGTCTCGCGGTAAATGGCGATGGCTGTTGGGCGGCCAAGTTTCTTACGGCCCGCGATCACATGCGAGAGGTACGACTTCTTGCGATCAATCCGGCGCGCGAGCTCGGCGGCCGTGAGGCCTTTGTCTTGCAACAGATGGGCTAAAGCGTTCATGGCCCAAAGGTTGCCACATAGTCACCTTGATGCCAAGCCCCTATCGCGCAGAAAGGTTGCCCAATGGGAAGTCGTGAGGGTTGACCATTTGTGCGACATTTCGCGCATGGCCGATCAACGTCACTTCATCAAGCAATGGCGCGAACATCGCGGCCTTAGTCAGCTTCAAATGGCTGAGCGGATCGGGATCGATAAGAGCTACGTCAGCAAGATTGAGAACGGTAAGAAGCGCTATGACCAGCCCTTCCTAGAGGCCGCCGCCGAAGTTCTAAATTGCTCGCCGGCCGACTTGATTGTCAGGGATCCCAGCACATCGGAGTCGATCTGGTCGATCTGGGAACAGCTCGCTCCGCAGGCGCGCGAACAAGTTGTCGAAATCGCGAAGACCTTCAAGAAGGCAGGATAATGCGGATTTGGGTGTCGCTGGCGATTGTTGGGTTATCCCTGAGCGGCTGCGTCTCTACTGAGATGAAGCCCATGATCGGCCATCCGATCCAGGACGCTCTGATTAAGTACGGCGCTCCCGAGCAGATTATCGACATGCCGGACGGGGCGAAAGCTTACCAGTTCCGTCAGGCAGGTGGCGCGGCATTTGTTCCTGGCGCTACAAGAACAACACCCGGCGTTGCCGTGGCGCTAGACGGATGCCTACTGACCTTTATCGCGAAGCCCGAGGCTGACGGCCTGGTCGTCCGCGATATTGTCGTCCCCAAGGGTCTGACCTGCTAATCTAGCTCTATGACGTCACCCTGCTTTTCAAGCAGGATCGGTTTGCGCCACAGGCCGGAACCCGGCTCCCCGCGCACCGTGTAGAGCGCCACGCCAGCAGAGCGCCTGGCCAGCGGCCCTAGCTCGCGCCGAGCGTCTTCCTCGAAATAGCACTCCCGCGTCTCGCTTGGCATAAGAACGCCACCACGCCTAGCGAACGCCTGGACGCAAAACCGCGTCACCGCGAAGACCAACTCACAACCTCCCCAAAACGTTAACGCACCCATTGGCTCACCATCGGATGGTCGAGTCGAGTCGGCTATGCGGCAACGTGCGACCGCTTTTGACGCCAGCAACTAACCGGGGCTGCAAAGATCGGTGCCAAATAGTCACCTTTTTCGCTAGACAGGCCCGTTGCCATATGGTCAACTTCTCTCCATCAGCTACCCGGCCTGGAGACGGCAAATGTCCACCCCTTCCACCTCGACCTGGCTTGAAGATGCCAACGGCAACAAGTGCAGCGTCGAATATTTCGACTCGGTTGAGGCGGCTCGAAAAGCCCTCGATAGCCTGAAGAACTGTTGGAATTGCATCAACTGCTCGGGCTGCTCGGACTGCTCGGACTGCTCGCGCTGCTCGCGCTGCTCGGGCTGCTCGGGCTGCTCGGACTGCTCGGACTGCTCGCGCTGCTCGGGCTGCTCGGGCTGCTCGGACTGCTCGCGCTGCTCGGACTGCTCGCGCTGCTCGGACTGCTCGGACTGCTCGCGCTGCTCGGGCTGCTCGGACTGCTCGGGCTGCTCGGGCTGCTCGGGCTGCTCGGACTGCTCGGGCTGCTCGCGCTGCTCGGGCTGCTCGGGCTGCTCGGACTGCTCGGACTGCTCGCGCTGCTCGGGCTGCTCGGGCTGCTCGGACTGCTCGGACTGCTCGCGCTGCTCGGACTGCTCGCGCTGCTCGGACTGCTCGGACTGCTCGCGCTGCTCGGGCTGCTCGGACTGCTCGCGCTGCTCGGGCTGCAAAAATCTGGCCTTCGGCCGATTTAAGGAGGGCGTCGTAGCGGTTGCGCCGGCCCCTGGCGAGACTCCGGTCCAGCTTGGCCAGCCGCCGATCCCGGTCATTCCCAACATTCACAGCGCGGTCTACGCCGCTGCGTCGGCTCCCAAGGCCCTGAACATGGGTGACTGGCACACCTGCAACACCACGCATTGCCGTGGTGGCTGGGTGGTGCATCTGGCCGGCGAGGCCGGATATGCGCTGGAGAGATTCCACAACACTGCTCTGGCGGCCCAGTTGATCTACGATGCAAGCGACCCGAACCGGAGGTTCAATCCCGGCCGCTTCTACGAGAGCGGAGAGGTTGCCCTGGCCGATATGAAGCGTCTGGCTGATCTGGAAGCCGCCAAGGCCACCGGGGAGGTTGCGTCGTGAGCGGCCAGACCATCATCACCACCGAATGTCCGCTGACCGCCGCGCTGTTCGGCTACGACCGTCCCTGCAACTTCCGCGACGACGGCGAGGGCTTTCAGGCCCGTGTCGAGTTTGACGCCACGCTGGGTCCGATCTTCACGCTCAACGGCCCTGACGGGGAAATCACCCTCTACCGCAACGAAGCGATCGAACTGGCCAAGCAGATCATGGCGTCCGTTGGGACGGCGGATCGGATGGCTGCTCGCGTCCTGATGGCGGCGGAGTAGCGGCGATGAGCGTCTGGACCCAAGCCGAGGCCATTGAGCTGGCCGTCGCAATTGAAGCGATCTGCCCCGAGTACGGGTGCCACGTCGCCCTGACTGGCGGGCTGCTCTACAAGCCCGGCCCGCGCAAAGATGCCGACTTCCTGTTCTACCGCATTCGCGACTGGAGCGAGGTGGATGTGTCGGGCCTGTTCAGCGCCCTGGCCGCCATAGCCATCATCCAGGGCAAGGATCACGGCTGGTGCAAAAAGGCGACCTACCACGGCAAGCCCATCGACTTCTTCTTTCCTGACGATGACGGGTCGTATCCCGACGTCGAACTGTCCGACATCGACCTGCTGGACATGGATGCAGTCGAGGACCTCTTCGAACTGAAGGCGGAAGATCGCAAGGATCGCGCAGACATCGCCGCCCTGCAATCCGGCGTGGTTCAGGCATGACCCCCGTCCAGCAAAGCCTCGACAGCCAACGCCGCCACATTCCGATGCAGGTCATGACCCATGTCGGCGGGGCCTGCATTGCCCACACTGACGGCGTGCGGTGGCAACAGGCCTCAAGCCAAGACGACGCGGTTTTCGTGCCAGCCGCCTTTCCAACCTCTCACGACGCCTTCGAAGCCATGAAGGCCGCCGAGTTCCTCACGGATCAGCTGGTTCGCCGGCTGCGGACGTCGGGAGGTGTGCGGTGAGCCGATCCCTCAAACTCCTCCCCTCCTTCCTCGCCCTGGTCGCTGTCGTTTTTGCGGTCTCGGCTGTTCTGTGGAGTGCTTGAAATGGAAGATGTGTTCATCCCGGAACACGGGACAGACCAGTGCGGCTCGCGTGATGAAGCCGCCGATGTGCAGGTTGCTCCGCTCGCGAGAAAGCCGCCGTTTGCCGACCAGACCTTCGACAGCTTTCAGCAGTGGGTGAACCGCGCCAGTTCCTGGCTGACCTGTCATCCAGAATACAACGATACCCAGCACGGCGAACTGAAGGGATGGCGCGGTCATCACTTCACCGCCCTGTGCTTCGATAGCGTTGGGCGTCGCTGCCGCAACGGCGGCGACATGCAGCGCGCTCGCGACGAAGACGCTTTTCCGGTGTGGTGGATCTGGCCTGACCAGATTGTCGAAGCCATCGGGAGGGGCAGCCAGTGACCTTCCAAGCTCAAAACGGCTCCGTCCTCTTCGAAGGACGTCCCATCCCCGGCATTCGCGCCGTCCTCGTCCGACAGCACCTCGTGAGCATCGGCTTGGACCGCTCCGCAGATGCGTCAAGGGCTGAGAAAGCCTGGGCGCTCGCACATCAACTTCGCACGGCGATCACTGACGCCGACAAGCAACGGAAGGTCTCCGCGTGAAACACATCCTGCTCGGAATAGTGCGCTTCTACAGCGGCGGTATGGCCATTGTCCTGATCGGCACGGCGATTGACCAGGCCCTGACAGGCGGTATGCGCCTAGAAGCCAGGGCCGTCGCGGAGCCGATGAACCCCATCAATGCCGCGACTTTAGTTGCTTGGCTGGTCTGTGTCGCGATCACCGCCTTCTATCCGAAGGCGTCTGAACAATGACCTCCAACCCCCTCCCCCGTGCAGGAACCAAGGGCCAACGCGAAGGGGCTGACCTGCACCAGCGCCTTCGCCGGGTGTCGCTCCTGAAGCTGCTGGCCTGGCCTGCGCTCTGCTTCGCCCTCGGGTTCCTGGCCTTCGCTGGCTACTACCTGCAACTCGGCGGGTGGGTGTCGTGAGCGTCCTCAACATCCAAGATTTGGCCGACGCAGCCAAGGCGGCTCCGCACCAGACGTGGGCGGCTTTCACAGATGACAGCGGTTCAAAGCCCCATACCAATCTCGTCAGCTTCACGACGCACACCGAATGCGTCCTATCGCTTCCGGGGCGGCACAAGAACGATCCTCTAGTGGCGTATCTGTGGGCCGCGCAGCCCGCTGCGATCCTTCAGTTGATAGCGCAACACGATGCGTTGCTGGAGGCCGTTGATCGTCTCCTTCCGTATTTTGAAGGTGAGCATCCCGGCCATCCAGATACCGAGCTAGCGCATCGCGCCTTGGCACTTGTTGGAGATCAACGGCCGTGAGCCTGCCGTGGAAAAGCCCGAAGCCGCGCCGCTCGAAATCGTCCTAAAACTGGCGTTTTCACTGTGCAAATCCGAGCGCGAACTTACTGATTATGCTAAGGTTTTAGCTGATTTGATAGCCTTGGCAACACCCGAAATCCAAGCCGCCGCGAGAGCCGTTTTCACCGCCCGCCGCGACGAAATCCGCAAGGAGACGAAATGACCAAAGCCGCTGAAGTCACCGTCCTGCAAGAGCAACCCTCGGCGCAAGTCGTCCAGGCTGACGGCGCGTCCATCCTGGCTGTGATCAGCCGAGCCGCAAGCGATCCCAACACGGACGTCGATAAGCTGGAGCGCCTCATGGGCCTCTATGAGCGCATCACCGAGCGCAACGCCAAGGGCGCGTTTACGGCGGCTCTGGCTGAGATGCAGCCGCAAATGCCGGTGATCGACGAGAACGGCGCGATCCGGCACGACGCCAAGTCGCCGCCCAAGTCGACTTACGCCAAGTACGAGGACATCAACGAGGCTGTCCAGCCCTTGCTGGCCAAGTACGGTTTCTCGCTGACCTTCCGCGTCCAGCGCACCGACAACCTCGTGTCGATCACGGGCGTTCTCAGCCACCGCGAAGGCCACAGCACCGAGACCACGATCGATCTGCCGGCCGACGCGTCGGGGAGCAAGAACGCCGTCCAGGCTGTGGGCTCGTCGATCAGCTACGGCAAGCGTTACGCCGCCATCGCCCTACTGAACATCACCAGCCGCGCGCCGGGTGATCGGGACGATGACGCCTTCGTCGGCGGCGGCATGCCTGACGATCAGCCCAAGGCTCGCCAGCAGCGCGACACGCCGGGGCGTCCGCGCATGTCGTCGGCCGAAGCCAAGCGCCAAGGCATCCACGACAAGTTCATGGAAGAGCTTCGTGCGATCGACAATCTCGACGCTCTGGAGCTGTGGGAGCGTCAGGTCTATCCGAGCCGCGTCGCCACGGTTCCCATGTCCTGGGTCGATCCGATGGCCAATCAGGTCGAGCTTCACCGCAACGAGCTGATCGACAAGGCCCGCGACAGCTTCCCCGGCGATCGGCGCTGATATGAGCGCTCCTCCGATCCCCATGGCCTGGGATGGCGAAGTCCTGCGACCGCTGCCCCGTTTCGCCAAGATCGCCGACGTGCATTACGTCGTCGGTGACGTCCACCTCGTGGCCGAAATCGAAGAGAGATCGGAGAAGGCGCATCGCCACGAGTTCGCATGGCTCCGCGAGGCATGGCTGTCTTTGCCCGAGAACCTGGCCGACCTCTACCCAAGCACCGAGCATCTTCGCAAGCGCGCCCTGATCGACGCCGGGTTCTACGACGAACAGGTGATCGACTGCGGTTCCCAGGCCGCTGCCCTGCGTGTCGCTAGCTTCGCGCGCGGCGAGGATGACTTCGCCCTGGTGATCACGCGCGGTCCGCTGGTGGTGGTTCGTAAGGCCAAGTCGCAGTCCCGGCGCGCGATGCGGCCTGACGAGTTCCAGCGCTCGAAAACGGCCCTCATGGAAACCGTCGCCGCAATGATCGGCGTCAAGACCGATGCGCTTCAGCGTCAGACGGAGGCGGCGTAGATGGGCTGGCACGCTGACCGCTTTATTCCAAGTCCGGCGAAGGTCGAGGTGATGTGCACGGTCTGTGGCCGGTCAAGATGGTTTCCGCCGTCAAAGGCCAGCAAGTACCCGCGATGCAGCGAGGCCTGTTCCCGCACCCACGCCGCGACAGTGAAGGCCGCTCGTATGCGCGTCTGCGATGTCTGCGCGGTCAGCTTTGCTCCGCGCCCGTGGCAGATCAGAGTCGGCGGGGGGCGCCTGTGTTCTCGCGCTTGTAACCTGACAGCCATGGCGGCAGCAAGGACGGCCGAGACCTATGAAAGGGCGGCCGCAACGCGCCGCGCCACCATCGCTTCTGGCAAATATGAAATACCGGCAGGTGAGGCGCATCCCCGCTGGACGGGCGGTAAGGCGGAGGCTGAGCGCCGTCTACGCGCCAGCGGAAAGAAGGCCGCCGGAACGCGCAAATATCGGGCGGAAAACCCTCACAAGGTCCGCGAATTCACCCTGCGCCGCTCTGGGCGAAAGATCGGCCGACTGCCGCGTGGGACGGTCCGCGCTCAAGGCGAAACTCAAGCCTGGCGCTGCTTTGTGTGCAGGGCGGACCTGGCCAGCGGCTACCACGTGGACCACTGGATGCCGCTGGCGAAGGGTGGCGCTCACGAGCCGGGCAACATCCGGTTGCTCTGCCCCACCTGCAACGTCCGTAAGGGCGCGAAGCTGCCAGAAGTCTTTCTGTTGGAGATCGCAGCATGAAGTGCGCCACCATACGAGAGCCCGTCAACGCCACCCCTCGCAAAGCCATGGGCCTTTCCCGACGCGCCCGCGTCTTGGCCCGTTTCAACGGCAAGTGCGCTTCGCCTGGCTGTTCCCGCGCGGATAGCCTGGAGATCGACCACACAATCCCGCTGGAACTCGGCGGCGCGGACGAAGACCACAACCTTCGCCCACTCTGTACCTATCACCACCGGATGAAGACCAAGCTGGACGTGGCGATGATCGCCAAGGCCCGACGCATTCGCAAGCGTGAGGCTGGCGAGACGCGTCCGAAGCGCCCGATCCCGCCCCGAGTGAACGCCTGGGGTCCGAAGGGCAAGACCCAATGGCCCAAGCGCAAGTTCAAGCCCTCCCAAGACCGAAAGGCCGAAGCATGACCCCCGAACAAAAGATCAAGCACGCCATTCTCCTCAAAAATCAGGAGTGGAGCTACGACGAAAACCCCCTGCCCGACATCACGGCGGACAACATCGATGAGGTGTTTTCCGAGCGCGACGAAGATTGGCAGTTGCAGGACGCCACCAACGAACTGCGCGGAGGCGAAGTCGAAACCGGCCTGCCCTGCGCGTCATCCCGCCACTACGAAAGCAAGTCCGTCGCTGCCAAAATGCCGGACGGTTCGTGGGTGGGCTGGACCTATTGGTACGGCGGCGGAAACCACGGCGAGCCAGAGGCCGTCGAATGGATGGATAAAGCCTACGACCTGACCGTCACCGAAGAGGAAAAGGTCGTCACCGTCCGCACGTTCGCGCCTGTCGGGAAGGTCTCGCAGCCATGACCGACACTCAACACCCCCAAGTAGCGCGAGACCAGCTGAGGGAAGCGGCTCAGCGGGCCTCGAACGGCAACCTTGACACGGCCGAGCGCGTCACCGTGGGTGAGATCGAATGCCCTCTCTGCGGCGACGGCACGATCGACCACAAGACGTGGACGAACATCGACGACAAGCCGATCGGGATTGAGGTGTTCGGCCTGGGTGATGCGCTGACGGCCTACGAGGCGTTCGTCAGGCTCGCCAATCCGGTCGCTATCCTCTCCCTCCTCGACGAGCTTGCCTCCTCCCAAGAGCGAGAGACCATCCTAAGGGAGCGTGAAGCTGCTCTGGTGGCCGCGTTAAACACCCCGGAAATCGACGATTTCGCAAAGGGCGTGGTGAGCGAGGCACAACATCAACGCCAGCGATGGGGATCGGACCATGACGCCGGAAAGGAGCCGCTCGATTGGTTCTGGCTCATTGGCTACCTCGGACAGAAGGCCGTCACCGCTGCTCAGGCTGGCGACATGGCCAAGGCGAAGCATCACACCATCAGCACAGCCGCCGCGCTTGCGAACTGGCATGCGCAATTGCTCGGCGCAAACAGCGACATGCGCCCTGGAGTCGATGCGGCCACGCGTGGCTTTGAGAACCTCTCCCCCAAAGGTGAAGCATGACCGAAGCCAAGGGGCTGAGCCCTGAGAATGTCGCTCTGGTCGAGCGTCATGTCCCATCGGCGCTGCGGATATTCTTCACCGGTGTTCGCGTTGCCGCCGCAACGGAAGTCCTCATCAACGCCGCTCGTGCCGAAGAGCGGGAGAAGGCTGAAGCCCGCGAGGCGCAGATCGACCAGGCCGTCGCCTGCATGCGGATCGCCCTGACAGAAAGCGACGTCAGCACGGTCCACGCGATCATCAAGGCCGCCCTCGACTTCGCGACCAACGATGAAGAGGCGCTTGCTGAAGGTCGTGCGCTCGCCCCCGCTCCTGCTGATGGGGTGGCGGATGTCTGAGCTGTTCGACCTTCCTTCGACCCTTCCGCGCGCTATCGAAAGCTCGCATCGGATCTTCCGTGAGGCCGTTCAGGCCTATCAGCCCACGCACATCGTCTCGATGGTATCCGGCGGCGCTGATAGCGCTCTGAGTGATGCCCTGGCCCAGGAAATGGGGATCAAGATTGATCTGCGCATGCATGGCCGTACCGGCTGCGGCATCCAGCAGACGACCGACTTCTGCGTCGATCATTATAGCCGCCTTGGCGACTTCGCCCTGGCAGACGCAGGCGACGCTTATGAGCGCTACGTCCTGCGCAAGGGCTTCTTCGGCGTCGGGCGCGGCGCGCACAACTTCGCTTATCGCATCCTAAAGTCCGATCCGTTCCGCGCCACCATCTCGCGCGAGATCCGCCATCGTCGCCGCAACATCCGCGTCATGCTGATCAACGGCGCGCGCAAGCACGAGAGCGAAAACCGGCGGGTCAACCTGCCCGAAACCCGCCTATGGCGCGGCAACATGTGGGTCAACCTCGTCCACGAATGGACCGATTTCGAGAAGGACGAGTACCTGACCACGCGCCAGGTCGTGCGCAATCCGGTTTCCGTCGCAATGTGCCGTTCTGGAGAATGCATGTGCGGCACGATGCAGGAGCCCGCCGACCGTATCGAGGCGTCCGTTCTCTATCCCGAGTGGGGCCGCTGGCTTGACGGCTTGGATGCCGAAGCCAAGCGCCTGCACGGCTTTGGATGGGGCGAAGCGCATCCCAAGCCCGTCGATCCCGATCAACTGGACATGTTCGAGCCCATGTGCGGCGCGTGCATTCGGAGGGCAGCGGCGTGACCAAGCCAGACCCAGCCGCCTTCATGCGCCAGTATCTCGACCAATTCGGCTCAGAGAACTGGGACGGCAAAGGCATCATGTCGGCCACGGTTCTCACCGCCGAGTGGGATTTCGACATAGTGCAAGGAAAGGTCACAGATGTCGTTCGCGCCACCGTTCGTCTTCACGACGGCAAGGTAGAGCGCCTCGACTGTTGGCCTGACAACCCTCCAGAGGTCGGCAACGGCCACATTTTCCCGCGCCTCGCTGAGATCGCCAAACACAACCTGGCTAACCCGCTCAAGCGCATTCCCTATTTCGAAGAGGACGAGCGATGAACCGTGTCGAAGTCCCAACCTACACCGTGACCATCTACGTCGGCGGGGATCTTAAACACGCCATCGTCGCCGCCCGGCAATATTGCGATTTCGTCGGGCTGTGCGTCACGGTGACCGAGACGAGCTTCCAATACACCAACGGTGAGACCCAAGGCGTGGCTGTCGGCCTGATCAACTACGGCCGCTTTCCCAGCACGCCTGAGATGATCTTCGCTCACGCCGAGGACTTGGCGATCGAGCTTATCGAGGCCTGTCACCAGGAGTCGGCCTCCATCGTCGCCACCGATCGCACGGTCTGGCTGTCCAAGCGCCCAGAAGACCCGCCGATGGAGCTGTGAGCATGACCACCACCCCAGAGAGGTCAACCATGCGTGAAAAGCTGAAGACCCACGCCGCGAAACTGTCAGCCTGGCGCGACGAGCACCACGACTGCGATTGCCGCGCCGGGACCTCATGCGGCTGTGTCGAGTTGCGCGAGATCATCCAGGCCATGGAAGTCGAGGCAATGACCGACGCTGAGCTTTCGCCCACCACCCCCAAGCCCACCGGTACGGAGGGCGGGGTGACGGAGGCGATGGTAGAGGCGGCGGCTCGGGCAATTGACCCCGCCATCTGGGAACACGACGCGCCAGAAATCCCGACAAGGGCTAAGGTGGAAGAGTTCCACTACAGACGCCAAGCGAGCGTGCGTACGGCCCGCGCCGCCCTCGCTGCCGCCCTTGCCGACACCAAGGGGCCGACACCGGCCGATATCGCATGGCTGGAGCGCGCGAAGGACATCGGTCATTGCGGCGAAGGCACGCTAGAGCGCAGCCTGAGGTCGGAACACAATGAGCGGATCGACCGTCTTCTAGCCGCCGCCCGCCAGCAAGGGCGCGAGACCGGGGGCGAGCCTGTGGCGACGCAGGAGGAACTGAGATCCTGGCAAGAGGAAATCCGCAATTGGTCAGGATCGGCTTTCTTGGCTGGCGAGAAGCAGTCGACGCGAGCGGCTGACCGTGATCGTAGCAGCCTCTACGCGATGCTCTGCCGGCTCGGAAACCACGTTTCGTCTTGGGCTGATGGCGCGCCCCTCTACGCCGCTCCTCCTAAGACAGACGCGCCGGAAGGTCTTCCCGAAGACGTCGTGCGCCTGGTGATCGCAGCGCGCGAGGTGGCGTTCGGTCCGAACCCGGCCGCAGCCATCGACGAGCTAGACCAAGCCTCTGAGGCCTTCGCCAGCCGCGTGCCGTGGGAAGACGAACCCGAGGACGCCAAGCCTGCTGGTGGGGGTGCGGAATGAGCGCGTCCGACAATCCATTCGAGCAGCCTGAGTTCAAGCAGCAGATTGACGCGATGAAAACGGGCGAAGTTCTCGACCTCCTAGACTTCGCCAACAAGGTTCAAGCTTGGTCGGCCCGAGGCGGGCGACGCATTCCGCGTTTCGGCACCTTCACTCAGGCCGCCAAGCATTTCCGTGTCCCCGTCGAGCGCATCGCTCTGGCCGTGGAGGCTCACTACTGGATGTACGCGAACGACCCCAGCGCCCCAATCGGCGAGCGCTGCATCGAACACGAGGGCGAGTAGATGACCACCACCCCAGAGAGGTCAACCATGCGTGAAGAGCTGAAGCAAGCGACCGACATACTGAAGTCGAAGCTGTCGGGCTTTCCCGACCATGGCGCACGTGATGGCGTGGCGATCTACAACGTCCGCTTCAACGGTGCGCAGCTCGGCGCGCTCCTCGACGCCACCACCCCCAAGCCCAGCGGTACGGAGGGCGGCGTGTTGGAAGACGCCCGGTTCGCTCTGGCGCAATGGGATGGACGGGGCGGCAAGGACGTCATGGAGCAGGCCCGAGACCTCGCAGCTGGCCTCCGTGGCCTTCTCGCCGCCCTAGCCGAAGGGGAGAAGCCCGCGCCGGGTGTTGAGCCTGTGGCGGTGCGTGGCTTCGAGGATGAGCGTCCCGCCGGATGGTCGTACACGATCAATGACGGCACGGGCGATAGCCGGAGCTCAGTTCTGAATGATGGCTTTCCGTGCCCGTCCAAGAAGCCTCCGACCAAGCATCACGGCATGCAAGTCAGCAACGTGAAGCCCTTCTTCTATGCCATCCCCACGCCGCCGACAGCGGTGAGCCGGGAGGATGTGGCGCGGATGGTCGATACACTTCAAGCCGGCCTGGATGCCACGGCAGACGCAATGATCCTTTGCCTTCACACGGACCCTAAGCGCGTCGCGGCGGCCAAGGCCGACCTATACGCATGGCGTGAGAGAGTCCGCTTAGAGATCGCCAATTTCATGGGGATGCCATCATGAGCCAATTCGCCAATGCCCTCTCGTTGATCGCTCAAGGCTGGTACGTCATCGAAAGCGATGGGCGGACCATGACGATCCAAGCCCCGCAAGGGTGGGATGAAGCCATCGATCTGACCTTTGACACGATGCCATCCCCAGCGTTGCACGAAGAGGCCCGCGAGTTTGTCGCCTTCCTGCGTCATCAGGCGGAGGGATATCGAACCGAGGGCATGGGTGAGATCGGAAAAATCTACGACCAGCGCGCCGATGTTGTCCTTGCACTTTTGGATAGAATGGCGGTCGCCACACCGCCGACAGCGGGCGGGTGGAAGCCGGATAGGGAGGCGGTGGCGCGGATCATCGATCCCAAAGCATGGGAGAACCGCGACGAGTGGCTAGCCGGGCCATACGCCAAAGCCCTTCGGGCGGAGGCAGGGCACGAGGTTCGTTCGTCTCTCGCCAAGGCCGACCGTCTTCTCTCCCTGATCAGCGGAGCGAAGTAGCATGGCGCAAGGGTCTCTGAAGCGCGTTAGGCCGGGTTGGCTGGCGAAGTCCATAGAAGCGGCAAAGCAGACGAGCGAGCGGGACCGCGCGTGGTTCGCGGCGGTGCGCGCGAACTGGATCGACCATGACCGCGCCGACGCCATCCTATCGCTGCCGTCCACCCTTGAGGGAGGGGAGTAGATGGGCCGTCTGCGCATCCTCGATCTATTCTGCTGTGCTGGTGGCGCTGGCAAGGGCTACCACCTCGCGGGCTTCGATGTTGTCGGCGTCGATATGTCGCCGCAGCCCCGGTATCCGTTCGAGTTCATTCAGCGAAACGTGTTCGATCTGGAGCCGTGGTTTCTGAACGAGTTCGACGCGATCCACGCTAGCCCGCCCTGCCAGCACTACAGCGATCTCGCCAAGCGCAACGGCAACGCCGACGCGCACCCGGATCTAGTCGGCGTCACCCGCGATCTTCTGTGCAGCACGAACAAGCCCTGGATCATCGAGAACGTCGAGGGCGCTCCGTTACGTGATCCCATCATCCTGTGCGGAACCATGTTCCCTGGCCTGCGGGTTAAGCGCCACCGCCTGTTCGAAAGCAACGTGGCGATCAGCGCGCCGTGTGCCTGCCCGAAGCGCCATCCGCTCAACTACACAATGGACAAGCGCAAAGCCCACTACGGGAAGCTCGATGAGATGACGGCGTTCGTGCAGGTCACCGGCGGCGGAAACTGCTCCAAGGCCGCCGCGATCGACGCCATGGGCATCGACTGGATGACCAAGGAAGAGCTGAACCAAGCCATTCCGCCCGCCTATACTGCGCACCTCGGCCGGCAACTGCTGGCCCATATCCTAACCCAAAGGATCGCAGCATGAACACGTCAGAAATCGCACAAGCCGTCGCGAACGTCACCAAGTTCCTGGACGAGTTTGCCAAGATGCGCGGCATCGATACGACCGTGATCCACGGCCTTCACATCGGCACGGATCGCGAGGCCGAGCTTACGCCTGCCGACCTGAGAACGATCCTCGCGGCCCTAAAGTCCAGCGAGGTCACATGACCGCCGCCCCCACCAAGGCCGGAGACCCCGCATGACCAAGCTGACCAGTATGCAAATCGTCGGCCTGCGCGGGGCTGCGCGGTTCTCCGAGGAAAGCACGGGCCAGAAATGGGGATCGGCTCACGAGTGCCATTCCAGCCCGGCCGTCATGGGCTCCCTGTTGCGCCGAGGTCTCGTCAACGCCTGTTGGCAGGAAGAGAACCCGCTGCATGAGCCTCGCCGTCGCTGGCGCTGGTATCAGATCACCCCCGCCGGCCGCCTAGCCCTTCAGCAGGAGAAGGGGTGATGGCCAAGCCTTGCAAGAAGGTTCGCCACAAGTCTATGGGCGCGGCGCTGGCGACGGCGAGACGCGCTCACAAGGGCGAGCCGATGAGCACCTACGTCTGCGAAAAGTGCGGGTTCTGGCACTTGGGCAGCAGCAACCAATCCAACCGGATACAGGCCCGGTTTGACCGCTTGCTCTCTGACCCGCCGAAGCTGAAGCGGCCGAAACTCGTGATCCGCCAGCAGGAGGGCGGAAAGCCATGAGCAGCATGACGGGCGACGCATGGGGATGGAACTGGTGGGAGGTCGTCAGCTACTGGCGTAGCGGAACGCCCTGCTGGACCTGGATGCAGCAACCTCGGCGCGACGTTCTGCCGTTCATCCTGCCAATCATGACCACGCCGCCAACCCTGGCGATGGACCGAGTGATTTGCCAGGAACACACCAAGCGCCAGCAGGAGGCAGGCGAACATGGCTGAGACGCGCTATATCACGATTGCCAAGCTCTCTTCAGAGACCGGCTACACGGAAAAGGCCATCGAAGTGAAGATCGCCCGTGGCGTCTGGTTGGAAAATCGGCAGTATCGCCGCGCGCCAGACGGACGCATCCTGATCGATAGGGTGGGCTACGAACAATGGGTCGAAGGCCAACGGGAACCGTCGAGCCGCGCGCGAGTAGCATCCGCCTGAAGTTTACCCACCTCGGGAAGCGTCAGGTCGAGTCTCTGGACCTCGCCCCTACGCCAGCCAACATCAAAGCCGCCGAGCGGCTTCTAGGTCGCATACAGGCCGCTATCGGGGCCGGGATATACCAACGTGAGGATTTCTTCGAAAGCGCCTCCAGGGCCTCGGCTAATCCGACCTTCGGGGAATATGCCGAACAGTGGCTTTCCACCCTCACGGTCGAGCATGGCACGCTGAAGCACTACCAGGCCGCCATCCGCAATGTCTGGGTTCCGGCGCTGGGCAACAAGCTCCTTCCCCGCGTCTTGCCATCCGACATCAAGACCGTGATCGCCGCCCGCGCCAAGGTGGTCAAAGGCAAGACGGTCAACAACGACCTCATACCCCTACGACAGGCCCTAGAGGCTGCGGTCGATGACGGGCTGATAGCCGTCAACCCCACGGGCAAGATCAAGAACCTGAAGCATCAGAAGCCGACGCCGGACCCTTTCACGTCCGAGGAGATGGAAGCGATCTTGACCGACCTGAAGGACAGGGCTCCAGTTCAGGTCTGGGCGTATTTCGAGTTCGCCTTCCTCACCGGCCTACGGCCAAGCGAGATCATCGCCGTGAAGTGGGGCAAGGTCGATTGGGCGCGATCTCAGGTCCGCATCGACACGGCCAAGACCTACAGCCGCGAGAAGGGCACGAAGACGGGCACGATCCGCGACGTGGATCTGACGCCGCGCGCGATCGAGGCCCTGCGCACCATGAAGCCGTTCACGTTCATGAAGGACATGGATTGCCACATCTTCGCCAACCCCGCGACAGGCCGCGCCTGGGCGACTGACGAATATCAGCGCGTCACCTACTTCACGCCGACGCTGAAGCGCCTAGGCATCCGCCACAGGGGCGCGGTGCAGACACGGCACACCTACGCCACCACCGGTCTCATGGGCGGCATGAACCCGGCCTATATCGCTCGCCAGATGGGCCACGCGAACACCGCCATGCTCTTCACGGTCTATTCGCGCTGGATCGACTCGGCGGACGGCGGGCGCGAGGCCGACAAGCTAGCGGCGCTGCATCGGCCTAAAACGTCCCCGAATTGTCCCCAAGTGGTGTCCGAAGACTGATTTCACTTGACAAATTTGGTGCGGATGAGAGGACTCGAACGACCCATTTGAGAACACAAGAGGACCACAGAGGACCGGCCGTTCAGCCCTGGCTGAAATCGCTCCTCATGGACCCTCGGACGTCCTCTCAATTGTCCCAGATATCGTCCCCGCAACGAGCGATCCCCCCATGAATACCCAGCCCGACGCCCTTGCGATCATGCTGACGCATCCCGCCTGGCGGGAAGATGTCGCAACGCGGTTCTGGGCCAAGGTCTTGCGAGGCGTCGAGCCTGACGCGTGCTGGACGTGGATTGGGGCCAAGAAGGAGACCGGACCGGGCCAGGGCTACGGCTCATTCAAGCTCAAGAGCGACACTAGCCGAGGCGCGCACCGCGTGTCCTATGCCCTGTTCAACGACGTCTCGCCCGGCGAAATGAAGGTCTGTCACCGCTGCGACAACCCGCCGTGCGTGAATCCGGCCCATCTCTTCCTCGGAACGCAGTTAGACAACATTCACGACATGGTGGCCAAGGGCCGGCGGGTTGCGGTTGATCAGAGCGGCGAGAACAACGGCGCGGCCAAGCTGACTGCCGAACAGGTCGAAAGGATCAAGCGCTGCATCGTGCAGGGCGAATCAAACCAGTGCATCGCCCGGCGCTACAACGTTTCGCATTCACTGATCAGCCGTATCAGCCTCGGGAAGTCATGGGGAACGGTCCCGCTGCGACCACCGTGCCCCAGCGCTCGGAAGACCCTCTCGGTGTAAACGAGAGCGCTAGGCTCGTGGGCCTTGTGGATCGGGGGTTTTGCCGGGGTGTTGGCGAGGTTTCGTCCGCTTTCGTTCACGTTGGAGCGCGGTGATACTGGGGCGAGCTAGGGGCGAGACACCACGTCGTAGCCAGCTTCATTGAGCAGTCGGAGCAGGATCAGACCCCGGTCGATACTGTCGCCAACGTCCGGTCGCACGGGAACACCAGCTTCAAGTGCACACTTCGCTAGCCTGACCATATGCAGGTTGTCGCTTAGCGCTGTCAGCGGTTTTTCGTTCATCCTATCAGGATCGCCCAAACGAGCCACGACAGCAGCGACACGATGATCGCGCCAAGGACGAAAAGCAAGGAGATCACGCCCGCGCCGATCGCCGCGAATTGGTGGCCGCTACCCGCCTCACGGTATCCGAACAGCGACCAGCCGACCGAGCCGATCGTGATGGCAAGCGGGAAAATCCACGTTCCGATATGAAGGTCCACGGTCAGAAACTCCGGTTCTGGGGGTTGGGCGGAGAGGGAAGCGGCTCGGCTCAT